GGACAGGGGGGGGGCTGGCGGGGGCGCAGTCTTCGGGGGGAAGACAGGGGCTGGCGGAGCGGAGGATGGCTTCTTCGACGTGGGCTTCCCTACCGGGACCGTCCCGAGCGTCGCCTTCAGATCCTTGGTGACTCGGACCCAGCCCTTCTCGGTCTTTATCCAGTCCCCATCCTTGCGGGAGTTGACTGTTCCAAGAGGCTGGATCGCGTCAAGAACAACGTCGGGGTATCTCGAAGAGACTCCAGCGAGAGCAAGCAGCTTTTCGAGATCGGTCGACATCGTTCACCCCTTCTTGGAAGGCTTCTTGGCGGCAGCCAAGCCTGCAGCGTAAGCGTCTTGGAGGGCGGCTTCAATGCTCCACACAGCGACCTCCTTGAAGTCCATGCGGTCGGACTTGCGTGTGGCAAGAGTCTCGACGTCGAAGTGCTTCTGAGCGATCTTCAGCAGTAGATCGGCAGGAGCCGACGCTTCGGTCTGCACCGCAGGTTCTTTCTTCAGCTCTTCTTGGGTCCAACCGTCCCGATGGGACTCGATACCAGCGAGGCGGCGAAGGACGGTCATGCGGTCGGTCATGGGAACCTCAGTGGGACGGAAGGGTTGTAACCCAGATACGAACTCTGTTCGGAATCTCTTTGGGCTTCAAGTCGTGGATCGGGAAGGCATCCTTGCCTGCGTATCCGGGCCTGTTCACATGAACGATAGCGTGCGTGACTGAGAAAACTACTCCGACGAGCGCTGGGTTGGTCCGGTCGACCACCTTGTCCCCGGGTCGGGGGACGTCGTCCGAGAGGATCACATGGGCCGGGGGGACTGCCGATGTTCGACGTCGGCAGTTGCACCCCATGTCAGCCCTTCGTGGACTTCTGCAGGAAGGCCATCACGGCTTCCAGCTCCGTCGCCGACTCGGCCATCATTTCGAGGATGCGGCTGGCGTTGTCGCAGGCAGCCTTGACCTTGCGGTCGAGCGTCTTGTCCTCAGCGAACTCAGCGAACTTCTCGCTGGCTTCATCCGCTCGCTGCGACAAGGACGTGGTGAAGGCGACGACCTCGCGGGACCACTGGAAGACTTTGGGTGAGACGGGGTCGAGAGCAGTCTCGCGGAGCTTGGTTCCTGTGTGCGAGATGCCAGCAAGGCGACGCATCTTGTCCATCGAGGACTCGTCGACGGTCGAGTGGCGACGGCGAAGCCCGTCTGGGGCGTCTTCGAGACCAGACTTTGCCTCCGGGCGAAGAAGCTTCTCGTAGAAGTCCGGGTGCCAATCCACCTTCGACTCATCCTTGCGAGCGGCCTTCAGGAGCTTCTCGTAGGAAGCGAGCTTCTTCTTGGCGTCTGGCTCCGCCTCGTGCTCCTTCTCCTTCGCCCTGCCTGCGGCGGTGAGCTTCATCGTTCCGGGTTCGAGGTAGCCGTTCTTCTGGAGCTGCGAGACGCAGATGGCGAACGCCCTCTCGGTGTCGCCGTCCTTTGCAGCAACAGCAGCGACACAGTGGCGAACGAGGTCGGGGGTTCCACGGTCCATCGGCACGGCAGGCTCCTACTTGAGATGTTCGATCAGGTTGTCGAGCTGCTCGATGGCGTAGTCGAGGTCGCCCGGGTAGCCGAAGCTGAGAGGCTTCTTGGCTTGTTCCATCGCGTGTTTGGCGAGGAGAGCTTCGATCTCCCGCAGCCGCTTGTCGACGACGACCCGCTTCGCGGCGTAGGCATCTGAGGCCGACATCTTGCCCTTTGGGGCAAGGCTCGGGGTAACGCTCTTTGCAATTGCGCTGCCGCTGGCTTCAAGCACCTTGTTCATACGGTCGGCGACAGACATCGGGAACCTCAGATGGGTAGCGTAGCGGGTTTTTGCAGGACTCGAAACGGAAACCGGACCATATGGCCCCTAGCGGTCATCCGACAGGTAGTCGGCCTTCGCACAGTCAACCGAGTCGACCGATTTTCTCAAGTCGAGGTAGATGACGGCGACCTTGGGAGGCGTCGAGTCAAACTCGTAGATGATGTCGACGGGCGAAGTCGACGACACCTCAGGTTGGATGTACGAGGCCGAGAGGGTCGAGGAGGACTTCATAGCCAACCCTTGTCGTTGCCCGATGCGAGGCGCTTCCGCTTGACCTTCTCGACAAGGTCCATCGCCTTCGTGAGGATCTTGATGTCGCGGCTGTTCCCGCCCTTGGCGAACTTGTGAATGGCTTCGGTCCACGTCGCGAGCAGAACCTTGTCGGTCTCCTCGTCGTGGCGCCCAAGGTCGCGGGTGGCCACCATGAGGTAGTAGTGCGTGTGCGACATCGAGCCTTCAGCGAGGCCGAGGTAGCCGCCCGGGATGATGCGCGCGACGATGCCGATCTCTTCTTCGACCTCGCGAAGCGCGGCTTGCTCCTGCGTTTCACCCTTGTCGATGCGGCCCTTGGCGAAGGCCCACGGTCCGAAGTTGCCAGATGGCTTTCGGATGTAGACGTGGTCGAGGTCGTCGACGCCTCCGAGGACAACGCCTCCTGCCGAGATCCACTTCTCTGGCTTCTTGTACTCGGGCTTCTCAGGCTTCAGTCCAGAAGACCCGTCCGGTCCGACGCCCTTGGATGAGTCATCGCTCTTGGACGACTTGGAACTGGACCAGCTCGACTTGGAGGACTTCTCTGCAGGGACGCCGAACCACGACTTCGCGGGCTTGTCGGACATCGGTTTGTCGCCGCCCGAAGCTTTGATGACCTTGCCGTCGGGCCCGACCTTGAAGATCGCCTCCAGCTGTTCCAGATCTTCCTTGAAAGTCATCACCAAGCCTCGATTCTGAACGCCGCTCCTGCGCCGCGCACAGCAATACCAGCCTCGTAACGGTTCCGGTACGTGAATGACTCGCTCGCGAGGATCCGCCCATGCACGTTCGCTCCATCGAACGAGTATTCCAGAGCAGCTCCGCCGTCGTTGCAGATGCGGATGTTGCCCGACCAGAGCATCGGGTGAACGATTGGTGGGGCGGTGGTTCCGGTTCCAGTGGGGGTCAGCGGGTTCACCACAGGAGCGTTGCTCCCATAGGGGACGTTCGGTGCAGGGGTGAGGGGGTTTGCGCCCGCGCCGTCGAGGAACATGAAGGCGTTGGCGTCAAACGCAGCAGCTGCGACACCGCTGGTGAAGAAGCGGATCGAGCGGATGCCGCTGGGGACGCGAGGGGGCCAAGATGGGGGGAACGGCATGGGCTACTCCTGCGGAGACTTCAAGACAACGCCGATGGCTTGGGCGAGAAGTTGAGCGACGTTCATACCACGTTCGGCAGCCTCTGCGTTCAGTGCAATGAAGGTGACCTCTGGAATGGCGATGAACACCACGTTGCCGGTGGGATCCCCTCCAGTCAGAGGGTTCTCTTGAGGCTTCATGTAGCTGATGGCTCGGGGTGACGTCATTCAGCCCTCCTGCGCTTTGAGCATTTGGGCAGCTGTGAGCCGAGGAGGAGATCGGGAGGCCGGGCCCGGTTCAGTTTTCTTCTTGTGAGGAAGCACGGTGTACTTCCAGCGCGCGGCCAGACTGAGGATGTCGAAGTCCTCCGGGGTCAGCTCGCCACCGGGGATGCCGGTCTCCATGAACGCGGACCGGATGGCTGTGTCGGGGGATACGTCAGGGTTCTTCTCAAAGAACGCTTCGGTCGCATCCCAGACCTGTCGCGCGGATTTCGTGCGCCACGGCCAGCTGGGGCCGGATGGCCCACCGAGGTCGCGCAGCATTTCAGGGAGGGTGCTCATCTTGCTGTTGGTGGCTTTCTGAAGAAGCTGTTGTAGCCGAAGAAGGAGGTGCCCGCGATGACCTTACCGCTCTCTGCAGCCGCCCTCATCGCGCTTGTGCGACCCGGGAACGACACGACCTGATTGAACTGCGGAATCTGCGAGAACGCGAGGCTCACGCTTGCCAGCCGAGGGTTGCCTGACGGGAAGAATTTCTCCCAAGTGATGTCGCAGGAGGTCATCACACAGAGGACAGAGTCTGCGTCCTGAGATGTGAAGTTGTTTTCGCCCCCGGCCAGACCGATACCGCTCTGGGGGAGGTTCAGCTTCAACTTTGCCGGAGGAATGGTTCGTTGCTTCACGGAGTCGTAGGTGGGCAGCATGTACTGCCGCAGCCACACAGCAGCGGAGCGGACGTCGATGTTGCGCTCTCCTTGACCAGAGCTTTTCAGGCGCTCCTTGGCTGCGTTCGCGGCAAAGGCCCCGACGTCAGTCACCAGCAGCGCGAGGTCGATGTCAGATGAAAACTGAGCGGTGAACGAGATGGTCCGCTCACCGGATGCGACCCACTGGTAGACAGGGAGACTCCCGCCGGGAATCTCCTTGCTCTGCCAGTTGACCGCCTTGTTGTCGGAGATGCTCTCAGGGAAGTATTGGAACGCCTGCGCTGTGTCCGGCTCGTCGGTGTCCGGCTTCAACGAGATGAGCGTGGCCATGCTGCGCTTCTCAGAGAGCAGGCTGGGCCCGAGGGCCGTCGCAAGTCCGACCAGTCCAGCCACGTCTCACCTCGTCTTTGGTTCAGCCGTCAGAGACGTCGGACCCGGTCGGGATGTAGTGCGGGTGCTGCACGGGAGCCTTCGCACCGTTGGGCAAGCGGTACTTCCCGCTCTTGCGGCCCTTCTCGTACTTCTTCGTGTACGCGGCCTTGCCCTTCCACATCTTGACGGTCTTCTTCTGGCCCTTCTTGATGCCCTGCGCGGGAACATCCTTCAACGCAGTGCAGACCTGCTCGGCCTCGGTGCCGGTACAAGTCCAGATGCCTTTGGCTGAACGCGTCTTCTTCGACGGGGAGTTCTGGCCGATCTTGGAGTAGTTGTAGAAGGGGCTGGTCTTCTTCTTGCCGGGTCCACCGCCGCCAGTGACGGGCTTCTTTCCGTCGCCCTTCTTCTTTTCCTTGCCGAGTGCTGCCTTGGCGCGCGCCTTGGCCTTCTCCGAAGCCTCGTAGAGGGGGTGCGGGGTGATCATCTCGCGGAGTTCGGCCACGAGTTTGCTGAACGACTTGTTCTCGTCCATGTCCTCCTCGTCCTCTTCTTCCTCCTCCTCCTCACCCTCGTTCTCGCCTTCTTCTTCCTCGTCCTCGTCGGCGTCAGTCTCTCCCTGACCTTGGTCGTCAGTCGCAGCCTTGGCGACCTTCTTCTCGGCGAGGCCGACCAGCGATCCGAGCGCCACCCAGCCCTTGTCGAGGGTCTTGATCTGGCAGTCATCGGTGAGCTGCTGGTCAGAGCGCAAGAAGGACTCGTGAACGCCGTCGCTCCACTCCAGAGTGACCCACGGCATCGAGACCTTCTTGATCTTCCCGGTCTTGCCGTCGATGCGGCGGATGTCGGCCCCGGCGAGTACGTTCACGTCAATCATCTCGGTCACTCCTTCGTTCCGCTCGAACTGGCCGAGCATTTTTTGAGCCCATGTGCGACCGGGGTCTCCGCCCCAAAGTCCCCACGCGATTCTTCCGGCACTCGGGTACCCCTCGTCACCGGAGTAGAAGCCTGCTCCTTGTTTGTCGACCTCATGGCGAGCGAAAAAACTCACCATGCGCTTCACGGTCGACGGACTCAGGGACTTCCGGTTTGCGAGGTCTCTGGCGCGAGCAACGCCGATGGATGTTCCGCCCCTCTTGAACTCACGACGCAATTCAAGCGCCTGAGCAGCTTCTTTTGCGACGGGAGCAGGGGGCGTGAGGTCCATGACAAAGCCACTCTATGGGAGATATTTTGGTTCTACCACCCCAGCATCCCACGAAACAGAGTCAAAACGAAAAGCGCCGACCACTCGACCCTCGAAGCTTGGGTCGCGCGTCAGCACTCCTCGGATGTCCCCGCTCATGTCTGCGTTCCGCAGCAGGACGTTCGAGACGACGCCGGAGGGCTGGAGCACGAGGATGGCGTAGGCACTGGGAGCAGCAGCTTTGCGCAAGTTGGCCTTGGCCAACAAGGCGCCAGACGGGGCCAGCAGCGCACACAGCGCAGGCCACGTGAGCGAGAGAGGATCAGCGTCCTTCTGCGGTACCAGCCAACCATCTCGAATTTTGCAGGGCGTGAGCAGAAAACTGGCCACGGTCCTCCTCAGAGACTGAAAATCCGGGTCGAACCATATGGTCCGCCCGGAGTTCCGTCGGGACACCTACCCGTCAGCGCTCAGAGAGAGGCGCCGAGTTCGTCTTCGGCATCGGTGGTGTTGGCATCAGCAACGAAGGCGAGGCTGATGTCACCGGCCTGAACCATGCGCGCCCAGTCGTCGGCGGGGAGCATGGGCTGCTGCATCTGCACGCGGACGTTGAAGTCACGAGCGTGGACAGCGAGTTCGCGCGAGGCGCCGACAGCGAGGGGGCCGTTCGCCTCGAAGGGGTGCGGGAGACCGTCGAGGATGTCGCCACCGACGGCGTCGGGGGACACACCGCCGCCACCGACGGCAGGACGGTTCAGGATCTTGGTCGAGAGATTCGCGACAGTGAGCAAAGCCATTGATGCCTCCAGTTGAACAGGTGCGGGCCCGGAAGCCCCTAGCCTAGATGGCGGGAGCATCGGGCGTCAAACAGGTTCCCGCAAGGGCTCAGTCCCCAGCGGTCGCTATGACGATGTCCACGTCCACCGCCGCCGGGTCCGTGTTGATGATCTGCAAGCTCGTCAGCGACTTCGCCGACATCAGGAACGTCGACTCGGCAGCGGATCCCACCGGAGCCACGTCCAGCGCGGTTCCGCCGTTCAGGGCGACCCCCACAGACGTCAAGGTCAGGGTCGGGTCGGACGGGATGATGCGAAGCATCAGGAACACCGCCGCCGAGATGGAGTCCAAGGGGAGGGTGACCGTCGCCCCCGCCAGCACCCGAGTTTTCCAGACACCCCCTTCGTTGGGGTCGTCCGACGTGACCGAGAGGCACACGTTCCCCAAGTCTTTTGAGTCGGCAGGGCTCGACGAGATGGAGACGGTGACGTTGTAGCGGAGGCGGATGGACATGGGAGGCTCCTATCAAGTCGTGAAGATCTGCAAGAAGCGAAAGAACGACCCTCTTTTCAACGTAGAGGGGTTTCCTGCGTGGATGACGCTGCATGTCACAGCGGAACTGACAGTGAACTGAATCACACCCTCTACCATCCGCACCTGATCCGAAGAGGATTGGTTCACTCCGGGAAAAGTCACTGAAACTCCTGAGAACAGCAACGGAGTCACGCTCCCGGCTACTGTGTCGCTCGTGGTGGTGTTGACGGCAGACCCTACGGTTAGCCCGCTCGCAGCGTCGATCTTCAAGTCGACCTTGTTGGACGCTGCTCCCGTTTTGATCCCAACAATCGCTTTGAACTCGTAGGTTCCAGCCAACAGGTTGATCACAGGTAGATGGATTGTCGCGTCTTCAATTGCCGCGTTATCTGTTTGCTTTGTGACAGCACCTTCAATTGAGACGCTCGTTCCGGCTACGATGTTTCGGACCTTGAAGAGACTTCCGAGGTTGATAGGGCCGCTCGCCGCAGTGACGACAACGTCTCCAGATGCGATGGCTTGGATGTTGTCCGCTGCTGTAATGATGACGTCGCTTGTTCCCCCCGAGGAGATCTCAACAGTCGTGGTCGCATCAAGTTTGATTCTTTTTGCCGAAGTCACATCAATGTCAGCTGCTGCTCCTGTCGTGGTCAGGGTAACCCCGAACCCTGCAGCAGTGAGACTGATCCCATCGAAGATCGAGGCGCTGTTCGTGAGCAGCGAGATGGACCCTTCAGAACTCAAGCGGATATCGTCGTCGGTGGGAGCAGGGGGCGCAGCGTCGCCTGCGAAGATCACGACTCCTGCACGACCAACCAGCTGCGTCGAACCGAAAGGACCAATAGCTGGGGCCGAGCCTGCGTACAGAGATAGTCCGCCATTGCTGAGGGAGCCGACGACGACGTTGCCGACAAAAGCACCGATGGTGACATCGCCGAAACCTGTGAGAACGGCGGCGTCCCCGTTGCTGGCTTGGAGCGAGACATTGCCGAGGAGCGACCTTACCTCGACATCTCCACCGGCAGATGCCGCTCGTATCAAGATGTCCCCGGCAACAGGAGTGGGGGGCGTGCCTGTTGCCACGACAATCCCTCCCGATGCAGACCGGAGCAGTGCATCCCCTGTGGAGGCCGCGATGTCGATGTCGATCGCTTCGACGACCGCTGCAGGCAGTATAGCGGACCCGATGTTGACGGTGGTGAGGGCTGAGATCAAGAGCGCGTTCATCGGCGCGTTCGGTGGCTGCCCACCGGCGAAGATGCTGACCCCGCCCACGCCGAGTTCGCTGCCGATCATCGTGTCCCCTGTGAACACAGGCGGCAAAGCGGTGCCCGACCAAACAAGCGCTCCGGTAGCGCCGATCAGAGATGCACTGTTGCTGAAGGACTGAATCGTGATCGGTCCGGTGTCGGTGATCACCTCGACGTACCCTGTCGTCGCCGCTTCGATGGTGACGTCACCCGACGACGTCTGCATGTAGAGCGGGGAGACGCCTGCATCGAGGGAGATCCTTCCTCCGGTCTGAAACAATCCGCCGTCGATGCTCACCTTGGCGCTGAAAGGATTGAGCACCGTGTTGACGAGAAGGGTGTCGACAACGCGGACGTTCTTCGTGGCACGACCCAGCGTCACCTCGGTGGCGTTCACAGGACCAATTGCGATGGGCCCTGAGTTCACAGGGGCGGGGGCGTCGAGGCTGCTCGCGAAGACGGTGCCGATGTTCGTTGACCCGAGGACCGTCAAGTCCTGCTCGACGATCTCGTTTCCCTCCACGCGGAAAGTGTGGCCTGCCCCCGGCACCGAGGAGGAGAGCACCGTCTCCCCCGAGCCGTAGGTCAGATCCGCGTACTCTGCGCCCGGGAACGCGTCCTCGTAGAGCCGGACCTTCGTGTGGTGAGACTCCCCGGAAATCTCAGGGATGGCGTCCGTGGCCGGACCGTGCTGCTCCAGCTGGAGGTCGACGTCGGCGATGTCGAAGATCGGCGCGTTGACCCCGACCGTCGTGTACGACACCGCCGAGCACTGGACGAAGACTTCTTTGACGACAGCTGCAGTGGTGGTGACTGCGGGGAGTTGGACGGTCGTGGAGTACGTCTCCCACACACCGACAACCGCCGAGTCCAGCTGCAAAGTCACAGTCGTGATTGTCACCCCAGCGGCATCCGTGATGGTCGCCGACAAGACAGGGTTCCCCACACTCGGAACGACGGAAGGGCGGAACGCGACAGTCAGGCGCAGGCGCCGGTTGGTCGGGACAGGGAGGCCGATCTTCTGAAGCAGGGTACCGCTGACGCTGCCGAGGCCAGCCGCGTTCTTTTGCGCCCGGAAGGCCAGATTGAAACCAGACGGAGCCAGCACCGCGCTCGATGCGATGTAGGTCATCGCGGTGAGGGATGCCGAGTCCCAGAAGTCAGGGAGGCCGACGAGATCGTGAGTGAGGTACGGGGCGCCGTTGCGAACAACAGACACCATGGGCGTCGCGTCTCGGCCCCTCGACAGGAACGGAAAACTTCGGTCGTCGATGTTGATGTTCGCCGCCGGAATGAGTCCTGCCGCCGGAACAATCACCTTCGCGAGCACGCACGAAGTCGCCGGGACAGTCTCCGTCCCGAGGTCGTAGATGTTGACCGTTCCCGTCGTGTCGGCAGGGAAGGCGTAGTGAAGGTCGACGCAGACGGCGACCGTCTTGGAGGCGTAGGCGCTCAGGTCCAAGTCGATGGTTCCCGCGACATGAACGCTGACGCTGGTGGTTGGATTGAGGTCGCTGACGGCGACGGCAGAGCTTCGACCGGATGGGTCTGTCGCAAGCTCGATGTGCAACGGGGTGCCAGACACCTGAGGGTTGAAGCCCTCGTAGACGCCCGCAGACACGATCCCCCGGAACTGCTGGTTCAGGGACTCAGAAATGTACGGCGCGCGGAAGCGAACCGTAATTTCCTGACTGGTGAAGCTGTACCCGGAAGTTGGCATGGAGAACTCGTACCTTGGAGAGCCAAGGAGGGAAAGTCACGGGAGGAGGACGTAGATAGGGGCAGCGTTCGCAGGCAGGGTGTCGTCGATGAGGCGGGTCACGCGCTCGAAGGCTTGGTCGTTCGCCAAAGCTCCTTCCGAGAGCAGCTTGGCGGTCTTGGTGAGTTCGACGATCACCCGGTAGATCGCGCAGATGTTGCAGTCGAGGACGATGTTGCAGATGTAGGTGAAGGCCACCGGCCCTACGACCGGAGGGACCGTTGACTGCGTCGTGACCGTGTAGACGGCGTTCGGGTAGGTCGTCGCGATCTGCGGGACCGCATCCAAGTCGACGTAAGGGACGAGCACGGGCGCCCCGAGGGAGACGAGCGTGGGTGGAGCATCGAGGAAACGAATGTTCCCAGCGCTGTCAGTGAACTTCCAGTCCCCTCCGGTGTAGACCGAGATGTCGTCACCTACGATGGTCAACGTGTGGACGTTGAGCACCGAGGAGATGCTGAGAATCACCGATCCGCCCGAGGCTGACAAGGCATCCGGATTCACTGCGGTGGAACCAACGATGATGGGCTCAACGTCGCACATGACGTCGATGCCGGGACGATTGAACGCCGTCCGAAGCAGGATGTCAGCCATGACCGCGACGTAGTCGAGGTCGACATCGTCCATCCGAGGGAAGGTCGGAACAACAGTCGTGAAAAGTTGCCCAATAGACGAAGTCAGCAGCCCGTTGTTGGGCTCGACGTAGTTCCAGTTTTCAATCGGCCCGAGGTTGGCCCCTATGGATGGCTGGAGGAGGCGAACCACTGTGGGCGAGATGACCGACCCGATGATCCAGAAGTTGTCGTTCACCGGGGCAACAGAGGCGGAGTTCCCCGTGTTGAGCACGCGACCGACGTCTGAGGCCACGAAGCTCTGGGTCGGATCGCTGAATTCAGCGAAGCCCGCGTTGTTCGTGATGGTACCTGCGACCCGACTGCGGCCCGGATCGCCGACGTAGATGTAGTTGAAACCCGCCGATGTCGACGTCCCCGGAGCTGCGACCACAGTGAAGAGCGGCAACACGTTGGCGTCAAAGCCAGACAGGTGAGCGACGTCGATGACCGACGCAGCGGTTCCCTTCACTGCGATCCACTGGGAGACCTGCCTCACCCAAGCACGCTGGCGGTCGTCAACCTGTTGGGTGTCCACCTCGATGCCGAAGTCCCGCGCGAAGATGTCGAGCAGGGCCTGTGCGTGGACCTGTACCTCGCAGTCGAGCGGGTTCAGACGGGTCGGGTCCGGTCGGATGATTGGAGCGGAACGGATCTCCCAGTAGCAGATCGCTGGGTCCGCTCGGAGGAAGGCTTTCACGAAGGCCCGGTCTCCGGCGGAGTTCACCCCAACGATCTCGTAGCAGCCGTCGTTGCCGAGGGAGGAGCCGTGGATCGATAACAGTTTTCCGATGTCCGTAGGCTCGAACGACGCCGCTGGGGAGAAAACCCGAGTGGTCGTCGGAGTCGGGTGCAGCGGGTCGGGGCCCGAGTTCGGCAAGACTTCGAGGTCGAAGTTCTCGTTGCTGACCACCCCGAGGGGCAGCCCGCCCCTCAGCGTGATGCGCGCGAACGGACGGACGGCCCAGAAGAACGGCCCGTCGGTCTCTGGGAGGCGAAGTCCTTTGATGGGGGCCCGGTCGAACGCGGCCACGGTCGTCTCCACACCGGGAGTGACGGTGCGGTACACCTCGACGTACTTCACGATGGTCGGGTTCAGCCCGATCGCCGTGACGATGTCAGAGGGGATCGTCGTGATGTTCGACCCTGCATCGGTAGCCAACCGCACCGTGATGTCGAAGCGCTCTTGAGAGATGGCGTCCGACTGGAACGAGACGACAAGTGGGAGGTTCGGAAGCGCCTCGTAGGTGTGCTGGATGGTGACCAGCCGGTCGGCGGTGGTGCGGTAGGCGTAGGTGATCTTCCCGAAGGGGTCTTTGAGAGCCCCGGGAACGACAAGGCGCCCGACGACAGCACGTCCCGCCTCGACATCGCCGATCTCGGTAAGCACCGACGCCCCATCCGAAAGGGGGCCGAGGAAGATCAACTTCCCGATGTCCGTCTGCGTGAACACGTAGGACGGAGAGCCGACGGTGCCTGCGGTATCAACCTCTCCGTCGTTGAATTCGCGCTCGTTGAGCTGCTGGTTGTTGAGGACAGACTGGTAGTACATCTGGCGCGTCAGCACGGAGAACTGCTTCGCGCCGTCGAACACCTGCCAGCCGATCTCCACGAGACGGGGGTCGCCACCCCGAATCTCGATCTCGACCTCGTCGACAGGAATCTCGACCGCCGGGCGCATCTCCCAGCGCACCGGCCCGGCGTCCACAGCGATCAGAGGGTCGGTGAAGACTTCCTTCTCGTTGATGAATCCCGAGATGGTGAATGTCTGCTGGTTGTTCGTCTGAACTGACGACCGTCTGATTATGATCTGTTTGCCGATATCCGCAGGGGAGAAGCGGGTGGTTCGGTCCTGCGCCGTGAAGGTGCCGGACGAGAAAACGCGGGCCTGTGCCCCTGTCTGCTCGATCGCCCCTGTGGGGATGATCTGCTTCCCGAGCGTGAGGAACTCGAAGTCCGACCACGCCGTCCGCACGAGAAAAGGGTCGCGGAGGTCACCAAACTGGCGGATGTGCTCGCGAAGGTTGTCGAAGGACGGGAACAGCCCCTCCTGAAGACGCTCCAGCAGGCGACCGTTGTCGGCGTCAACCTTCTGATAGACCTGCGGAATCGTGTCGAAGAGGACGTTGCGCGCCCAATCCGCCTGCCCTGTAGGGCTCTGTCCAAAAGGTCCACTTCCGAATCCACCCACTGCAAACCTCCATCGGATCCGAAGTACCCTACTACCGAGCGTTCCTCTGGACTACTGCGGGTCCGTATGGTCCTCAAAATCAGAGAGGCAGGAAGGTCACACCGGGTTGAACGACAAAGGAGCTGCGGGGGACGACGTTGTACCGCTCTGAGGACGCTGTGATGAGCCAGACGTCGAACGCGAGCGTGCAGGGCGCGATGCCCTGCGTGTCCGCCGGAACGAAGTAGAACTCAGCGATTCCTTGACGCGGGATCGTGATGGCCGCTTCACTGGGGACGTTCGACCGCTTCTGGATTGTGGGCAGGTCGTCGCTCAGGGCCTGTTTGACCGTGAGGATCACTCGACCCCCCGTGATGTCGTAGGGCGTGCCGTCCGGCTTTGTGACGGCCATCTGGAGCTTCTTGGTCGTGCCCCGGATGATCGTCAGGCTGTTCGCAGGGAGAAGCAGCGGCTGCATGGAGGCTCCAGTCAGTCACTTCTCGCGAGGAACCCACCCCTCGGCGAGCTGGGAAATGACATCCACAACGTAGCAGAATCCTGCCGAAGCGAACGCCCAGATTGCTGCAGGACCGAAGGTGGCTGCCAACGCTTCAGGAAGAGGCATCGAGGGGCTCACGGGCAGCCCATAGATGACCCGAGCCAAGAGCCACCCGAGCCAACCTGCGTGAAATCCCGTGCAGTACGAGCACGAGAGCATCCGGTCGAAGAAGTTCACCTTGCGGAGCACGTCGACCTTGTTCATCAAGCCGAAGCACAGGCCGTAGCAGAGCAACAGGTCGATCAGAGCAGGCATCAGAGCTTCTCCTCGGAAACAGTTTTCTTCCGCCGGGACGTTCCGGCGGGGGCAGCCCGCCGGGAAGTCGCCGCCGGAGCGACACGGCTGGTGTCGATGGGGACCAACCGACAGCAGGCCGTAGCCGCGCTCTTGGCAAAGATCTCGACGGTGTCAGGCTGGTCGTCGCCGTCGCAGTCGAAGCCGAGATGCAGCTTGTGCGTGTTGAGGGCCGCGAAGATCAGGTCGCGTTCCTCCTTCATGGAGTCGGAGATGTTCACCAAGCCATGCTGCCGCAGGATCTCAACCTGCAGCAGCCGCCTGACGGCTTCTCCGAGGCCCATCTCCATAGTTTTTGAGACGTGCTTCTCGGTGTCGGTCACTGAAACCTACTTTGTTCGAGTGAAGCTGCGGAATTCGTTGTTGTAGCTGTAGATGAAGTCGCCGTTGAAGTTCAGGCCGGTGGCGATGCCTGCGGCCTTGATGGCCTCCTCGAACTGCTTGCGAGCGGCTTGAACATTTGCTTGGAGCAGGATCGACTCTTGGTGAGCCTTCTCCGTGTGAGCGCCGAGGTTCAGGAGAAGCTGGTGCAGCTGCCGTTCGGTGGGGAGGATGAGGTCCAGCTGGGCTTGGTCGACCGGAGTCGACTCACCAACGGCGAGGGTGATCGCCTTGGGTGGGTTGGTGACGGTCTCGGTGGCTTCAGAGACTTCGGGGGCGATGGGAGTTTCAGACAACATGTGATCTCCAGCAGAGGGGTGCGTGTCCATACCAGACTACGCCTAAGTCAACATCACACAATCGTAGTCCCCTTGATCGACAAGGCAACCGAAGCAGTGAGGAACAAGGGGCTGCTGTACGCAGAGGCGTCATCGACGATGCCGACTTCGGTCACGACGGTACCCGGTGCGAAGCCGGTGACGTTATTCGTGAGCTTCCCTGAGGTGAGAGAGACGTAGACCGGGTCGCCTGCGGCCAAGGTCAGTCCAGCAATGAAGTTCGCAGTTGCGTAGCTGGCGATCGGTTGCACCTTCCCGACCCCGGGCCCACCTACGGTGTGGACGATTCCGACTGCGCGTGCGGTTCCAATCACCGTTGCGTTCGCGGACGAGGCGACGCCGTTCCCTGAAATTCTTGCAACGTCTCCAAGAGTCAGGAGCGACGTGTCGAGCGTCAGCAGAGTGGTTCCTCCGCCTGCGGAAGGTGCAGAAACCCATGCCGCACCTGTGGAGGTGAGCACGTTCCCCCCGGCACCGGGCACCGCCAAGCCTGTCCCTCCGTTCGCAACAGGCACGATGCCTGTCAGCGAGATAACCGGCGAGGCGCCACCGCTTGAATTGATAGGAGCCAAGGCCGTGACAGCGGTCACACCACCACCTCCGCCCGGGGCGTCGATGATGGGCAGTGCGTCACCGTCGTTCAGCACTTGGCCGTTGCGCCAGTACAGTTTGTTCTGACGCCGTCGGAAAAGAACGAAGGTGCTGTCGACCTCAGACGGAGGCAGCACGTCCGCCGACGCGAGAACAAGGGTGACAGGGGCTTGCGGGGATGGCTGGAAAAGGACGTACCCGAGCGCACCGTCGTTCACGACCGTCGTCAGGTTCCCTGCGGGGATGGTCTCCGCATAGCCAGACTGCGAGGAGTTCAGGACGATGGGCAGCGCCCACGTCACAGTGTTGAGGGTCGCGTCCCATGAGATGACCCCGCCGCCCGACAGGATGATGTTCTTCTCGTCGTGCAGCGCGAAGACCGAGGCGTCCTCAGCCCGAACCATGTCCTCAAAAGACGAGTACCAAGGATCCTCGCCATCGCGAGGATACGGCCACTGCATGCGAGGACTGGTGGACATGCGATGCTCGTTTCGGTCGCCTAGACGGCGGAAGGACCAGTGTAGAGGACGGAGGTTACAACGAAGGAGTCCTTGGTCACGACCTCGCTGTCGAGGATGATGAGGTTGCCGAAGGAATCCAGCTTCGTCGTGAGGGGGATGACCGGGCTGTCCGCTGTCAGGTACCCGACGATGGTCGGGTTCACGAAGGCCACTCCTGCAACCGTCAGCGCGCCATCAGTGATCTCGGAACGGTACAGCGAACTACCGAACAGTCGATTCTTGAGCAGGTTGTCCAGCACCGACTCAACTGCAAGCCGAGCCACTTGCTCGCTGAAGCCGGGGCGGACGCCGATCTGGACATCGAGGATGGCGTAGATCAGGGACCGCTCTCCCGAGACAACCTGCACCGTCTGCGTCACTGCTTTTCGGGCATCGAGGTAGGTCTGCAGGCTCAGTTTGAGACCGAGGCTGGGGGCGACGTAGAAGCCGCTCGCGTCCCGAGTGAGGATCGGGACCGTGACGAGGTTCGCGGAGCAGTTCGCGGACAGGATCGCATCCACGTGGGCTTCGATCTCGTCGAGCGTACCGTTGATGGTACCGACACCAATCCCACCGGGCTCGAAGGGGAACACCGCTGCCGTGATGGCTGGCGAGACGACCGTGTCGATGTTGATGACCGCCGCATCGGATGCGACGACTGCGTTGGTCTGTGCCAGCAGGATGGAGTCGGGAGTCGTTGGGGCGAGGCCGACTGCAAGCAGGTCGTCTTGCACGTCTCCGCAGGACACCACGGACGAGTCGATCTGCGACTGCATCGTCACGAGGTCGATGTTGATGTTCGTGAAGAGCCCTTGCAAAGCTGTTTTGGTCGCCGATGTGAGTTGGTCTGTTGCGGCAACCGGGATGGGCCCGAGCGTGACCAGCCCGTCGTTGCAACGGCTGCTCGCAAGGACCGCGCGATTGCTGGCGGAGTTCAGAGTCGAGATCGTGGTGGTGATGGTTCCCGTTGCACCCGTGTTGAGGACACCGATGTCCGCGATGCCCGTCGTGATCGTGAGATTCGCAGCCGTGATGGTCGCTGTGTCCACGCCCAGCGCCAGCAGCTGTGCGTCCACCGTGGTCGCCACTGGAGCCACGATGTTGCGGACGTCCTGCAGGAGGCTCTGGAGTTCAAGGTCGCTATCGGCGGAGCGGGTCGAGTACGCCTGTGACGCAGCCACACGCCCGAAGAGAGGGTCAGCAAACGCCGAGGAGAGGGCCACGTAGTCGCTGCGGGTCACCGCGACTTGGCGGCTCTTGTAGACCTGCCCCGCGAGGTACTTCGCTCGTTCAAGCGACTCTGGATTGTCTCCACCGACCGCACCTTCAGGGTTCGTGATGGACAAGGCGATGGTCTGAAAACTGACGACGAGCGGCTTGGCAACCTTCGTGATGGTGTTCGCAGTCACCTGCCCAGCAAGCCCTGTGGCGGCGATGTAGGTGACAGCGATCGTGGAGTTCGGCCCGGGAATATCGGTCTGCGCGACCGTGCCGTCCCCGAAGCGAACCGTCGTCGGGTCGTCGCTGTAGCCGACCTCAAAGAACTGCCCACCTGTGACGGGGAGGAAGTCAGCCTCCGCGTAGGGGGCACCGTTGACGAGAACAGACACAGACCCCTGCACCACGTTCTTCCCTGACGGGACGTTGCGGAGGTTGAAGACTTGGCTTGCAGTACCGTCGCCAACGAACGACTCAGAGAGGCTCTCCCCTTCGTAGATCGGGATAGTCTGCGGGGAGTTCTGCCGAGGGGCGAACGTCACAGCCTCTGCGGTCTCGAAGATCAGGTTGTTGGGGCCCAGAAACTGGAAGCCAACTGGGATCGTGACTGTGAAGTTGACAGGGTTCGATATGCTGACGACGACGTCGGTAGATGAGCTGACGGCGCCTCCCATCTTGTAGCCGAGCTGCCTTGTGAGGCGCGACACAGCCTTCCGAGTCTGCGCCGTGTCGAGGTACGAGTCGGAGGCACGGCGGTCGAGATAGAACGCAAGGGAGTCGAGGCCATACGCCGAGATGTCCAACAGCATGATGGCGAGGCTGGAGAGGGCAAAGTCGTTGAACTCAGCAGCAAACTTCGTCTGAAGCTCAGAGCGCAGGTCATCGAAGATCGTCGGGAAGTCGAGCCCGACGTACTGAACTTTGTTGAGAGCGGCGACCGCTGTTGTCGAGTTCGCCATACGAGAACCTGCTTCCTAGAGGATCGGACCGTTCTACGGGGCGGCGGTTGGAATGGCGACTGGGAAAGCGCCAGTAGTCCCTGTGGCGACCACTGTGTACTCGATCAGAACGGTCACAAATGCTTCGTCGCGGGTGAATGAGATGTTGTCGAGCCGAGCCCGAGGCTCCCAGCGCGCAAGTGTCGAGGAGATTTCCGACCGGAGAATTTGCGTCAGAATGTCATCGTTGTTCTCGAAGACGTACTGCTGCATGTCGCACCCGAATTGAGGGCGCATCGGACGCTCGCCTCGCTGAGTCTGCAGGATCTGCTGCAGAGACATCCGGACGAGGTCGTCATCGAAGGTGGCAGCAGGAAGACTCTGGGAGCCCTTCTGGAAGGGGAAAGCCACTCCTCTGTAGAACGCCATCAGGGCCATATGGTCCGCCTCCTTGGGTACTGCATCCTAGACGTATCTGCTCGTTCACACCACCGGCCCGATGATGGGCGGGCCAGATGGCTGTGGAAACGTGACGAGCGTGCTCAAGGTGGCAGTGTGGAGCGCAGTGGCAACGGCTGTCGCGTAGACCTCGGCGGGATTCGGCACGACCAAGAGAGCCGTCAGGATGGGCAGCATGGCGGGGGCGAGGACAGGGGGAGCTGCCACACCGGGGAGTGGGACGCCTGCGAAGATGGCGCCGGTCCAATAGAGGGTGATCATCGAGACGAAGCCTGCAGCGACCACCGGAGGAGCCCCGGGCAGCACCGCAAAAGCCGACCCGAGGGCCACGTCCATCGTGACCACACCGGGGCCCGGAGTCACCAGCGGGAAACCAAGGGAAGAGGCGGCGGCAGCATACTCGCGGTAGGCCGACGCGACCCGACTGGCTGCGGTGAACGCATCCGGAGGCTTGTCCGTGGTCGACAGCTTGAGCAGGGCGTTGAAAAGAACCGAAGGGTCAAGAGGCACAGTTCACTTGACCTTCACGACTGTCGACAGCAACGCCGGGGTTGCAGGAGCGACTGGAGGGCTGGAGGGCCCAACGCCGGTCGCGTGGGTGTGCGTGTTGAGCCACGTCAAAAGCTGCTGCCCGAGCACTGCGGGTTCTGTCGGAAGGTTCCCAAGGTTCACGGCGGCGGCTTTGGCGGAAAACTCAGATGCCCCGTCGATCACGACTTTCTGGGTGGTCTTGATGGTCACCCCGCCTGCGTCGATGGTGATCGTGTTCGAGTTGTCCTTGTCCGTGATGGTGATCTTCTTCCCCACCGTGTCGATGACGACCGACGACTCATTCGCTGCCTGCAGCTTGACCGCGCCGTCCTTGGTGAACTGGAGGAAGGCGTTGTCTCCGTCCCGAGCTGCGCTGTCATTCCCAACAGGTTGCGCCGTTGGCTTTCGCCACGTCAGCGTCACGTCCTCGGAACCGCTCTCGTCGTTGAGGACGAAGGAGTGGCCCATGCGGGTCACGAAGCCTCGACGGGTGGGAACCGAGCCGTCCGCCGCCGGGTAGCCAAGCTCAGGTGGCAGCTTTCCCTGCGCAGAGAAGCCGCCGAAGTAGATGGGTCGGCCTGTCAACCGACCGCGTGGATAGGCAATCCACACGACGTCTCCAACCTCCGGGGGCCAGAACCAACCTCGATCGGGCCCGCCACCTGCGAACGCCGGGTACGCCCAGATGTCCGGAGGGTTGTCGTTACCGACCTCCTCACACAAGACTTGAATGCGCCCCTGCTTCGTGGGGTCGGTTACCGACGTAACGCGCGCCAAGTAGGTGCCGTAGAACACCAAATGTGGTTCAAGGCCGTAGTTCTGCAGCCACTCGTAGAAGCTCTCGAAGCTCAGGCTCATTCAACACCGCTCTCGACGACAGCCTCTACCACAACAACGTCCGCCAGCCGCAGCTGAGATTCTGTTCCAGTCGCGTTCGGAACAGGTTGATTTTCGTTTTTCCCTCGTGGAGAGATCTTGTTGAGGATCGCTTGCACCATCAGCTGGCTGTTCTGGATGAGCGTGAGCGACGTGGTGAACCCAGACGCTGACATCGAGTGCTTCAGTGCGTGACAAACATAGAAGCCGTCGATGCGCTTGCTGACTCCTCTCACGTCGTACATGTTGCCGGGGATGGCATCTGGAAGCCCGAGCGTTTCGATGTCGAGCTGCAGGCCGACCGAATTCCCAAGCGAAGTCATTCCAGCAAGCTGTTCAAGGGCGAGCTTCTCCGTCGGGGAGTCGTCATCTTGCGTGGGAGCCACGACCGTCGAGATCTTGTTTGACGTAGTGTCGACGCCTGTCTGAGCGTCTTCTCCGCCAGATACCGTAGCGTCTTTGGGGGTTGCAGCGGTCTCGACAGACTCCTGAGTAGTCTGGTTGATCTTCTTCATCTGAAGGGTCTTGGCCCATCCAGACAGGAAGATTGCTGACAAGCCCTCACCGACGGAGATGGAGAGAATCGGGTAGATCGCCCGATTCGCGATTGAAGACCCGATTTCTCCGCCGAAGTCGTAGAGAGTGAGAAGCGCCAAGGGGGCCTGCAGCATCATCTCAACCTGAGAAATGAGTCTCAGTTTTCGGAAGCCGTCTTTCCCATCGAAGGTGTTGACCCAACAACCCGAAGCACGCGCCAGCTGCGAGATGACGTGTAGGTAGGATTTTCCAGCGTTGACCAGTGCAACTTCCTCTTTCAGCGCACTCAAAGCAGCAGCGTCGAGAATCCAGTCCCCGGTGTTGGTTTGGACTTCGCCTCCCATCTTATTGACGAGGCTGATGATGTGTTCCTGCCGGGTCTTCTTCTCCACTACACCCGTCGCACCTGTGGCACCGAGGTAGTAGCCTGCAGTGCCGACACCCTTCAGAGTGATGGTCACGTCAGTCCCGAAGTTCGCTTCGGGCGGCTGAAGAATTCCTTGGAACGGCGGCGTCGATGTCACCCCTTCCGATCCTGTGGAGTAGCCGAGGGTCACTTCGATTGCACTGAGCGGGTATTCAAGCAGCGTCGAGTCGAGGATCTTCCGCGCGTCTTCCAGAGTTGGCGTCAGGACAACATCGATGGTCGGCACTCCTCCCAAGTCCATCGAGACAGTCACCGATGACAGGTAGGAAAGAGTGCTGGCGAACAGCGGGTCGCCATCCTTCTCGCCTCCCGTCGTTCCCGTGAGTGCGACGGGCAACAAGGACTGTGGGTTCGATTGGTTGCTGTTGACCGATAAGGAGAATCGCTGCTCGGTGGTCTGCCCCGGGTTCTTGAGGATCGCCGCCTGCATGAAGGGGCTGGAGAAGTCAGTCTTCATTGCGCCCTCCTACTGCTTGGTCTTCTTGGCGAACAGGGTGCTGGCAACGTAGGTTGGCGACGGAATCCGGATGGTGGCCCCTACCTGTAGGTCGGTTGGCAGAAGGTAGAGGTCGTTGGCGAGCGCGATGACCCACCAGAGATTCGGGTCGCCGTAGTAGCTGAACGCGAGATTGTCGATGCGATCCGTGATGTTGACGGTGATGTAGAAGTCGGACGGCTGGAGAGGAACCTCAGGCAGGTTATCCAGTTCCCAGAAGGTCACTCCCCGCACCGTGAGCAGGTTCTTGAAGCGCAGTCGGCTTTGGCGAGAGACGACGACAGACATTGTCTACCTCAACGCCGGGGAGAGGCGGGCAGGAGGGGAAACGCGCCCAGCATTTGCCGCAGGAGATGGGCCTCTGGACCGAGCCCGATCAGGAGAGGCTCGATCTTCTTGCAGCACCTTCGCGATGAGTTCAAGCACAGCCGTCTGGCGCTCGTCCCGGGCGCGCTGCTCCTCAGCCCACTTCGGGTTCTCGACCGCAGCGACAAGCGCCGCCGAGTTTTCCTTGTTCGTGGTCTGAAGCATCGACCACTCGGAGTTGCCTGCTCCGTTGCCGCTCAACACCCCAGAACCAGAAGGAGTCAGGTCTGGAACAGATGTCCGGGCCCTGAAAGCGGCAAAGTTTTTTCGCCCTTGTGCAATTTCAGCCGCAGTGGCCCCTGATACCTTCTCAGGACCGTTCATCTCCAGCTGCCGAGCGCCGAGGCCCTGCACCTTGCTGGCGTCAAGACCTCGGTAAGCCTTGATGGCGAGAGGAGTCGAGGTCGTTCTCTCCATCTTGGGGTCTGAGAGGGCGGCAGCGACGTCGCTCTTCTTGGTGCTCTGGAGCCACTCACCAGCCTTCTTGATGTTAGCGATCGTGGCAGAGTCAATGCCAAAGAACTTCGCCAAGCCGGGGGACTCAGAGATGGTCTTTCCGAGGCCGATGAGCAGGTCGCCGATGGTCTGGATGATGCTGGTCAATGGTGCAGAGATAAGGGTGGCCAGCTTGTTCGAGTACTCGCGAACGAAGTTGAACACGACGGCGAAGGCATTGTGGACGACGTCGAACCCAGCCATGAAGAAGTTGGCGATGTGGGCGCCGATGTTCTCAAAGAACGTCAAGGTGTTCTGACCGATGTACGACAAAAAGTTCCCGATGTGATCGCCATACCATTCGACCGTCGTGAAGATGTTGTTCCACATCCGGTCCCACGTCTGCGTGAAGGTGTCGCCCTCCTGTTGGGCCATTGCGAACATGCCTGCAAAGAAGGCCACGAACGCAGCGATGACGATGGCACTCGCTGCTGTGATCGCTCCTGCGATGCCTTGGATAATACCAGTGAAACCTCTCCACAGCTGAGAGGCCAACCACTTCAAGGCGGGCCACACAGCCTTTTTCCACATCCATGGTCCAAGCAGCTTCAGCACCGTGACAGCAAGGGTCGCGAATGCAGACACGAGGGCAGCAGTGATCGGACCGAGAAAGGTCACAGCGAGGATTGAGCCTGCAATCAGGAGCGGAAGGGACTCGCCAAACCACGCCTTCACCTTCTCCTCGAAAGTCTTGTTGGGGTCATCCCATATCTCGCCCATCCTAGCCCACCACCCAACCAAGTAGTCCCCAAGCGTCTCCAGCGCGTAGTCAAACGCCTTCCGCATGGTGTCCCCGATGGCTGCGCCAATGACCGCACCGTCGCTCGCGGTCTTCGGGTCAACGAAGTCTCCCATCAGCCCATCGAAGAACCCGCTCGCGACCTCCTTGACGAACTTGAAGGCTTTGTCGAAGGCATCCTTGAAGACGTCAATCAAGCCATTCAGGATTGCGTCAGTCTCCTTGTTTCCGGTGAGCTGCCCTACGTCGCCGAGCCCGCCTGAGAGAACTTTGCGCGCGAACTTCGAGACAAACTTGATCGCCTTCGACGCGTAGACCGGCAGTGTCGTGGTCATGAACTTGATGATCTGTGCGCCGGTTTTCTGGAGTGCTGCGTGAGCTACGGCCTCCACGATCTCCCCAGAAGACGCTCCCAGCTTCTTCAGACCCGGGCGTAGCTTCTTGTCGAGGTCGACGAAGTTCGACGCGAACATCGCAGCGATGCCACCGAACACACCCAACAAAGCCCCAAACGGGCTCGTGAGGTTGATGCCTGCAGCACGGAGCTTCGCCAGAGGGCCCGTCAGTGCCTCCGCTGCGCTGCCAAGCGCAATCATCGGCCCTTGGATATTTGCTGGGAACAACGCTGTGGCCCCGAACTTCTGCACGTCCGCAAGTTTGCCGAGGACCATCCCAAGCGGACCGCCATCCTTTGCGACGTCCTCCATCTTGGTCGCGAACCAGTTGAACGAAGACTGTGTTTCTTTGAGGAAAGAATTTGTCGACTGAGTCGCGAGGCCTCGGAAGCGCTGCAGGAAGCCTTGCTGCTGACGCTCGAACATCTCAGCAGCCGTCAGGCCAGTCGTGAATCCGTCCTTCGCGAGCTTCCCTGTGGCCTTCGCAGATGCAGCCACCATCTTGCCGACATCCACAGTGGTCAGGGCCAGACGTCCTTCAGCGGACTGCAACATATTGACGATGTCGTTGCCTGACTCTCCGAAGGCTTTGGATGCATGCGCGCGGAAGAATTCGACAGCAGCTTTGGCGTCTTCCGCTCCGAGCTTGTCCACCGCCCCCGCGAACTTCTTCAGGAAGACGTCAGGGCTCTCACTCATCGAGGCGAACGCGTCGTCGATTCCGGTGCCCGCCTTGGCGAACGCCAAAGTGCTCTCGTGCAAGGCGCTGGTCGCACCAGCGGCGAGGTCTTTGAAGCCTTGCTTGCCGTCCGTCAGAGCAGTTGCGAGACCCGTGGCAACTGCCATCGCCTTCTCGTCGTTCCCGGTGACGCTGTAGAACGCGTCTGCTGTGGCGACAATTCCCTTGCCGAATTCAGCGATCTGCTCAGGCGTGTCGCCCAACATCTTGCGCTTGCTCAGGATCGACGTGATGTCATCGAGCTTCCCGAGGCTTGCTGTGACGTCGCCTGACTTCGTCCCGAACGCAGTGAGCATGTCCGTGATCTGCGAGACATCCTTGGGGGAGATCTTCTTCCCCATCTGAAGCAACGAGTAGGAAAACTTGTCGCTGGAGACGCCAGCGACTTCGGCCAGCTTCGCCAAAGTCGCAGCGCTGTCGATCCCCATGTCCTTCAGGATGTCAGCGGCTTTCACGTCGCCAAGAACAGCGTCAAAGCCGTAGATCGCCTTCCCGGCTTGGTCCGCCCCGATGTTCATCGAGTAGGCCATCCCGGAGGCCTCCTTCTTGAACTTCGTCAGCTCCTTCCCGGTGTAGCCCATCGTCGCGCCGAGCTTCCGAGTCTCCTTGTCGAAGGCGGTGAACGTCGACTCGATCGAGGATGTCAGCTCCATGCTGCCCGTCGAGAGCGTCTTGAACTTGTCCCCCAGCTCCCCGAGCCGGTCGAAGCTCAGGGCCGACAGCATGGTCTGGAGCCGCTGGAGCCCCAGCATCTCCTTTCCAAGCGTGCGAAAGTCCCGACTCAGCCCGTTGATGGCCTTGCCGAGCCCAAGGTCGTTTCCTCGGAAGCTGAAACCAAGACCGAAATTGAGGGCCATCGACTCTCCAACAGATGGGGCACCGACGATTTTGTAGCACGACGACCTGTCAGCGTCTCATTCGAGCGCGGGACTGAGAGTCCGCCTGCCGTTGCTTCTCCTCGCGCTTCTGCTCCAATTCGACCTTCTTTTGAATCAGCCGATGCCGCCGGGTCGTCGGCATCCCCATCGCTGACTCGTAGGAGGTGTGCCACACCTCCATCAGGTAGAAGATTTCGTCTTCGAGTCCTTCTGGACTCGACCCGGGAAGAAAAAACCGGGCTGACCCAAGTCCAGTTCGCTCTTGTATTCGTGGCTGCAGACAGGGCACTGCATGTCCATCTCAGTGTCGACGCCGCCGTCGTGGCTCTCCATCATGGTCCGCAGACCCTGCCGGTCGCGAAACGACAAGCCCTTGATGTCGGTCATCGTAGGCGTCTTCCCGTCGAGAAGTTCGATGCGCGCAAGAAGCATGGCTGAGGGCTTCTCGTCGTCAGATACCTTGCTGGCACGTTCCTCGTCGGCACCAGTCCCGAGACGGTGGCGAACCTTCCGGCCCGATGGGAGCACGTCATCGAACACGCGGACCATCGGGTTGGTCATCTTCTGGACGGTGAGGTCGCTGAGATCGAGAACGTAGTTCCCCCTGCTTTTGCACTCTGGGCACACCTCCTCGACTGGGAAGGCATCCCCCAGAGACGTGCGGCGAAGGGCCAGCAAGAGGAAGATGCGGTCGCCAGTCGGGAGGTGGGAGATGATGCTGGGAAAATGCCCCTTGTCCGTGATGGTGCCGATGCGTTCCAAACAGGCGGACAGCAGCATCCCGAGCTTCTTCTGCACCCCGAGCTTCGGAGTGGCGAGAAGGTCCTCTTCCCGCCCCGTCATCTCCCTCAGATGGACCTCAGTGTGAAGCACTCCAAGGTTGTCGAGGTAGCCGCACGGCAACTCGAAGACGCCGTTTGTCGGCTTCGGAGTGTCGAGCAGGTTCTGGTTGATGTTCTCTGAGAAAGTCGGTGCTTTGTCGCTCACGTCTTGTTCCTTCCGGCTGCGTCCACCAGCGGTGAGGCTTCCGCCTCGTACATGCAGAAAAGGGCTTTGAGAGCCGTCGTCACGGTCATCCCTTGCCCGTCCACGATCGTTTTGAAAGTCGAGTACAGGTCCGAATCCACCCAGATGTTGAGCCGGACATCAGACCCTGCGTCCTGATACGACGAGAGGTCGTCGAAGCGTGCTTGGTCGGCGACGTAGCGGCCCATCATGTAGCGCACCAAAGCGCCCATGCTGCTCGTGTGGCCGACGTCCCGTCGCTCCTGCAGCTTCTTGTAGAGCCGGTCGGAGACCCAGATGTTGACGAGACGCTTGCCTTGCTCCGCGACCTTCTTCGGGGAGACGCTGGAGGCCAGCTCGCATGCCCGGCAGAGGAGCACGGAGTTCGCGAGGAGCAGTTTTCCGCCCGCCTCCTCCGGAACGATGAGTCGGGGTTTGAGCTTGTGCTCCCCTCCGCAGTTCGCACATTTTCCGTGTGCAGCGTCGTAGACCATCTGCGACCACATCCGGCGGTCGTCGGGTTCTGCTGGGTCCGTCAAGATCGCACCTGTTGGGACCATATGGCCCGCGTCCATGTTGAGCATGCCTTACCTCACACTCGATGTACCATACTCCCAAAAAAAGCCCACGCGAAGTGGGCGGTGTGTTCAGGGGAGCCATCCCATCGCCTTCAGTGCCCGTAGGTACTCTGCGTCTCCAGCCTTGAGCGCTCGAAGAGCGCGGACCGATGCGGATTCCCACCCAGATGCCGCAGGATTGGGGAACGGGTTCTTGGTGGGCGGTCCAAGGGGAACGGCGTAAGCGCCTACGTTGGCGGTCGTGGTGCCCTCCTGCTGGGCAAGAAGCGCCTTCATGGCGTCCATCCTCGCTTGCTGCAGCTGAGGAGACGGGGGCAGACGGTTGAAGCTCCGTCGCCCCATCTCGTGCGCTTCCTTCCACGTCGCGCGACCGGCAGCGTGTTCAAGGACCTCCTCGTCCTCTTCGCCGAAGATCGAGGCGACGGACTCGGACGCCCCGCGCAGGACGTCGGCGGTCGCACGCATCTGCCCGCGCAGATCGGCATACTCGGGGTGGCGGGAGCGCTTGCGGTAGATGCCGGAGAGGACGTCGAGCATGTCCTCGACGCGGCCCGTGCGGTCGACGAGGTCTTCGAGCTTGGCCTTCAGGTCGAAGGTGCCGTCGTTGGATTCGGAGTGGCGCATCCTCGTATCCTATGCGGCCATCGCAATTTCCTCCACAGCTTCTGGCTGGATGTCCATCTCCTGAATCGAGACCTGCCCAGAGGTCGCATCAAAGTCTGAGCCGGTCTTGTACCTCAAGGGGATGCAGTTCTTGAGGAGGAAGGCGCGTGCGGGGATTTTGATGCTGGTTGCCTGCGAAGTAGGCGCGTTGGGAGCGAAGTTGGCCGCGAGGGTTGCCGCACCTAGAGACCCAAGTTGAGCTGCGGACGTGGTCGCCGCTCCCACTCCGGTGCCCAAGCCTGCACCCGCTCCCACGGAGAACCCGGTCACAGTCGACAGGCCAGTTGTGAGACCTGCAGCCATCGCTACCTGTTGAGCGGTGTTCTGAGCTGGGGTGTTTCGGAAGAAGTGAACCAGAAGCAGGGTTCGGCGGTAGGTGATGCCACCGATCTGAAGACCAGTCAGCCCGGTTGTTCCCGCAAGCGCGGCCATCGTCCACTTCCAAAAGTCCGAGTTGAACCACGTCACGCCCCGAGACAGCGTGATCGACCCGACGCTCGCGCCCTTCACCACGGTCTTCGTGAAGGGCCAGTTTCCTTCGTTGATCTGCTGAGTCTCGACAGTGATCTCCGGGGAAGACACCGCAGAGAACCCCGAGAGCGGGGTGAACAATGGCAGCGCAGGCGCGAAGTCGATGGGGGCGACGTCGTAGAGCCAGAAGTTGTTGTCGCGCAGTGGGTCAAGCAGGTTGGAGCGCGCCATCAGTCACCTTCAAAGAAAAACGCCGGAGTCGAGGCTACCTCAAACTCCGGCGTTCTGGTTGTCGTCCCGATTCAGAGCTTTGGGACGGCGATTGGCGTGTCCTGCACGTCGAAGTATTCGAAGGAGATGTCCAGCTCCATCACCGAGATGTCGCTTGACGATGCGTCGAGGTCACCAGCGACCTTCGCGCGGATCGGGAACGCCTCGTACAGGTTGTACGTCCGTGACGCCTGAGCGTCAGCACCCGTCGCCGCCGAGTAGGGCATGCCGGGCCCTGTGCTCGCGCTGGTGATGGGAACCGGACGGGTCAGCACCGATCGGTTGAAGTGCTTGATGATGACCGTCGTGCGGTACTCACCAGAGCCTTCGACGACCACGCGGAGCCAGTTCCAGAAGTTCGAGTTCGACTGAGCGACACCCTTCTGCAAGGTGACGTCGCTGACAGTCGTGTTGCCCGGATACTTCTGGGGGTAGTTGAAGTGTCCTTCCCGGTACTCCACCGCCTCCGTCGTCGCCTCAGGTGTCGTGCAGCTCATGAAGCCTGCAGGAACGCCTGTCGGGAAGACATCGGGACGCAGCGTGTCCGGAAGTTCACCGGACGTCGTCACGTGGAACCGCATCGAGTGCAGGAAGTCAGTTGATGCCGGACGAGCCATGTCATGCTCCTTGGGGAGATAGGGTTCCGAAGACGCCGAACCCTATCAGGCTTCGCGACGGGCGGTGATGACGATCTCGCCAACCGTCGAACGGTCCCGGCGGATGAACAGACCAACGATCGCGCCGGGGGTCAAGACCACCGAAGCATTGGGGCCGATCATGCGAGCCGCACCAAGGACGTCGGCAGGGACAGTCGCTGCGAGGGTACCGCCACCAGCCGCTGCCGAGCGCACCGCGAGGGTTGAAGCACCGGGGCCAGCCACCGAGATGAGAGCCATCGCGTCGAGGATGCGGATTTTGTAGGGCAGCGTGTTGACCGCGTAGATGGTCACGTCGTCGAGCGTGCCGGAGGCACCACCCGAGGCGAACGCCTTGCGGAAGATGACCGGAGCGGAGTCGATCGCTGCAGCAGCAACCGGAGCAACTGCCAGCGCGCTCACCGAGCCGGGAGCGATAGGCGAGGGAAGCGGGATGGAGGCCAACTCATCCGCCGTGTAGGCGATGGATGCGGTCAGGATTCCGTCAGCGACTGCAGCTTGCAGGCCCGCCATCGACGAGATTTCCGCAGGCGACCGGCTGACGACGAGGGTCTGCGCTGCGGCGATGTCGACGTAGACATCGTTGAGGAAGAAGGCCGACGCCGAGATGTTCGTGATCGAGAGGGAAGCCATGTGAGTTCTCCTGCAAGCTGGGGGAAGAGTACGAGGGTTCAGAGAGAAACACCAACGGGACCATATGGACCCGTTGGTGGAAAGTCAGGAATTGAGGGACTTCTGCTGGAAGCGCATTCGCACGAACTCAGCAGGCTTGTTCGGGGCTGCACCAATGTCGATGATGACTTGACCCGCTTCGATGGTGGCCGGGGTGTTGTTCGAGGAGTCGCAGACGACGAAGTACGCCTGTGACGGGTTCACACCCGCGAAGTAGCCTTGCGAGAACAAGTTGCCCATATAGGACTCCAGCTGCGCCGTGATGCGCGTCCAGAGGCCGGGACCATTGTTCTCGAAGACGATCCACCACGTAGCGTTGAAGACCGACTTCTCCAAGAACATGAACAGCCGACGAGCGTTGATGTAGCGCCAGTCAGGTACGTTCGAGATGGTGCGGACGCCCCACACCGCGAGCCCAGTCTGCGTCGACGAGATCAACGGGTTGACCTTGTTCGGGTAGAGGAGGTCACGGTCTTCCTGCGTCGGAGACGTTTCCAGACCCACGAGGTAAGTCAAGGCGCCGTCCACGGTGCCGCCGGGGCTCTTCCCGACGTTCCGGTTGTTGTCCGTGCGGGCGTAGACACCCGCGATGTGCCCGAGGGCAGGCATCAGCGTGGGCCGGTTGTTCATCAGGGGATTGGAGACCCGGACCCACGGCCAGTAGAGCGCCGCGTAGTCCGAGGACCGTGCGAGGCTGAACCGGAACCAATCGACTGCCCTCTGGGCCGTCAGCCCGGCAGGCGGGGTGAGGATGATGAAGCGGTCACCACCCTGCGGCATCAGCGCGCGGCCAGCGGCGTAGTCGAGCTGATCCTGCGAGATGATCACGTTCCCGGCGAAGTCGACGATCGTGATCTGCAGCAGCTCCTCGACCTTGTTGAAGGCGTACATGCCCTTGTAGGTCGCAGCCAGCGCCGTGGCGTCGGTAAACTGCGACCGACCCCAGTTCGTTGAGTCGAACGTGCCTTCCTCACCCGGCAGGTAGTTCTTCGAGCTGTCGCCGAGGATCTCGGAGTGAACCGTCTCGGCCACCTTGTCGGCAAAGGTCGCGACGACGAGCGTGGCTCCCTTGATGTTGTTCAGGGTGGTGAACTCGACCGCGCCGGTCTCGTAGTCGATGGTGTTGACCGCCGAAGTCAGGACTGACCCCACCAGATTGCCGTCACCGTCGTCCGTGATGACGCGCGCCGTGCCGCCCGTGTCGGTGTAGGCGATCGACACCGTCCGAGGCGCGATGGGTCCACCGAGCGAGGTCGAGAAGACTCGGTTGGGAGCCAGCGCGTTTCCGCCACCGAGAGCCAGCGTGTGCGGGACCGCATTCAGCTGGTAGGGCGGGATGTCACCGGCAGGCTCGTTGATCCGGATGAAATCGGACAACTCGTTCACGACGTCGGCAAAGTAGACAGGCGAGGTTGGGTCGTTGAAGACCATCTCCTCGTACTGCTCGACGACGTTGAAGGACGACGTCGGCGTATTGCGCAGCAGCACCAGCATGTCGAAGCGGGTGTAGACGCCGGTCGAGGCATCAAAGAAGTTTGGCGATCCAGCGATCTGGACCTGCAGGTTGTTTCCCCACGTCCCAACAGAGATCGGGTCAACCGACCACGCGTTGAGCGTGTAGTCCGAGAGGAGAGGGCTCTTGTTGCAGGGGATGAAGCCCGTGAGGTCGAGCGCGAACGCACCTGAGGAGTAGTCCACGGACCCGGGGGTCGCGACATCGCCGAGCCACAGACCTGCTGCCGAGGCGACGATCGGGGCGACTGAGAAGCCAGCAGCGGCGACGCTCTCCGAGAGCACAGGGGTCGGAGCGACGGACGAGTTCGGCACCAGTTTGATCTGGGTCAACGATCCAGCCACGGCTTCGGCCTTGAGCAGAAGCAGGGGGGCGTTGTTGATGGCAGCGATTGTCGCGGCCTGAATCGTTGCCGTGGAGTCCGCGAGGGTGAACGGGATGGGGAGACCCGTTGAGGCGCCGTTCGAGTCGTACTCGAACGTGACCGGCGGGTTGACGCCATCATCGATAATGAAAGCGTCGGTGTCGATGAGGGAGGCGCCTGCAACAATCGAGATGGCTGCGAAGCCATCGACTGCCGTGCGGGTCGCAGTCGTCGGAGTGAAGTCCGCCGTGACGAGGGCACCGTTGTCTGCGAGCACTGGAACGAACGTTCCGAAAGTGCGGAGCGAGAAGCGCCCCGAGCGCGAGTCGAGGATCACGATCGCGCCGTCCGTGCCGTCACCGACCGAGGCTTGGACGATCGAACCCGTCCCTGCAGGAATCAAGATGGCCTGCGCACCGGGGCCCGCGAGCGTGAAGTTGATGGTGACGGTACCGCGCACGACGGCGTCGAGGTTGTTCACCAGCGTGGGGAGGCCAGCGGGATTGATGCGACCATCGTAGCTCGCCTGAGCCGTCACCAGCGAGAGGTTGGCGGTGCTGTCGCGATTGCGCGTGTTCTGAGCGACCACAGGGGCGCCTGCCGAGCGCCAGTTGACGTTGATCGAGCCGGGTACGAGGGGAGAGGCCCCCGCAGCCGTCGGGAACGACCCGGTGAACGCCGTCGTGACGCCGTCGCCCGTTCCGATGCTGTCGTCGGTGAGGTCTGACTGGATCTTCGCATTGGCAGCCACCGCGTTCGCGGGGGGAACACGCACGATGAAGGCACGACGGCCACCGTTGGCGAAGAACGCCGCGAGCGAGAGAGGCATGAGGCTCTGCGTGACCAGCCCACCGAAGATGCGGGAGTACTGCTCGAAGCTCTGCACGAGCACAGCCTCGTTGGCCGGACCACGCTCTGCGTATCCCACGGTGCCGAGGTTCGAGGTCGTCACACCGGGAATGATCTGCGCCGCCGTCGGGACTTCTTCGACGAAAACACCGGGCGAGAGAATGTCAGCCATGTCGTGCTCCTACAGGTGAACAATGTCGCGGAAAGGGAGAATCACTTCTTTTCAGGCGACGGAAGGATGGGGTCTTCCTTGACCTTGGCCTCAGGCTTTGCCTCAGGCTTCGCTTCAGGCTTCGCTTCAGGCTTCGCGGGAGCGGGGGCCTTCTTGACAGCGACGGTCACACCGGACTTCGACTTCTTCGCCGCGATGAGGGGGATGGCGCGAACCTCAGGGATCAGCGCGCGCTGGTCGAGCAAGCTCTTCATGGAAGCCGACAGTTCCACATCATCGGAGAGCGAGGTCCATGCCTTCGGAGGGAAAACTGCAACCTTGCCCTCGATGGTGGCCGAGATGGAACCGCGAGTCGTGTTGTAGAACTTGCTCATGGATTCTTCCTCTGGAGGGAGAGTACTGGCGGTTGCGTTGCAGTGCGGGAAATTGTCGGGTCAGCAAGATCGTATTCTGCTTCGACCCTGATGGTCACGGCAAATTGGATCATGCGCTCCGAGATGCCTGCGACGTCATCCAAGTTGACAATACCTTCGTTGAAAGCCTCGTAGGAACGAGGAACACCGAGGGAGTCCGTCACCCAGACCTGACCGTACACAGGCCAGATTTTCAGGATGTGCGTGAGCATCCGATTCGCTGCGCTTCTGCCGGGTCCACCGCGCAGCGAGTTGTAAATGTTGACCGTGTAGGTGAGGTCGTAGGGCGTTGCCGCCTCTTGCATCGCCATACGGTCTGCCTGCGTGCGAGGACCGTTTTGAGTCTGAGCCGTGACGAACGTCGCTGTCTTGGCCGGGGCCCGGTACTTCTGCGTGAAAGGGTGCAGCCGCTGCTGAGACACCGAGATGTCGTCGCGCGTGACGACGAAGGCCGGGTACCGGAAGTTCGCGTAGAAGTCTTCCGGGTACATGAAGTAGACCGGGATCCCCGGGTCACCCGGAGGGGGCTCGACTCCATCAATGGTGATGTAGAAGTGGCTGCCGTTGACTCGCCCACCCATCGACTCGATGAAGCCTTGGTCAAATGACCGGAGGTCAACATCGCCGTTTGGCAGGGCACCCGTAACCTGTTCGAGGAGAACAGACGGGTCTGTCATTGGGGTCAGGCGCTCTCGCCGAACTGAGCATCAGCAATCGCCATGACCATGTCGCCGAACGCCATGATCTTCGCTTTGCCGATCCACTCAGCGGTGGAAACAAGATCGTCTTCCGGGGGGAGGAAGGGCAGAGAACCCTCCTCAGCGACAGCGTCTGCTGCGTCGAAGACGAAGTCGACAGCGCTCTCGGAGTCGAGGTCGTAGGCGTCCTCGATGCCAGCAGCGATGTCGAGCATGTAGTCGATGAGCACGTCGTTCACGTCGCTCACGTTCTCGGCGCCGCCAGTTCCAGCTTCACCTTCACCGTGCTCAGTGTCGATCTCACTCTCAGGACCCCACGCCTCGCCTTCCATCTCCGCGAGTCGTTTGCGGATGCCTGCGAGCTTCTGGGAAACACTGATGGCCATGGAGTCCTCCGTAGGGTCTGCTTGTTCTACTGCAGTCACCGAATTTTGTCTTGAAACTCTTCAAATGAGTCGATCTCCGTACCGGGAACCGCTGGGGATGACAAGTTCCTCCAAGACTTCCACCCGTCAAAGTCCCAGTCCAGCATCGCCCGTCCGACCACGTCGCTCTCAAACAAGGCAGCGACTCGCTGCTTGGTGGCAACGATGGCCGGGCGCCAGTGCGCGACACTCCGAGACCCTCCCAGCCCGTACTCCAGTCGAAGCGCGGTGTACGACAGGTCTGTTGTTGCTTTGAACTTTGTCGGGGGATCGACCTTCACCCCTTCGTCCTTGAACGCCTTGGACCAGTCAGGTCGGCTCTTCAGAAGCTTCTCGCGAACCCCCTCCACCTCTCGGGTTGAAACCTTCCGCTTCGTAACGGTCGCAATCGACGTCGGAGGCTTGAAAGGAAGAGTGTCGGCGGTCCACGGTTGGTACTGCATCAGCAGCTTGACGACGGGATGAGGCTTCCGCTCGTTCTTTGGCTTGAAGTAGAGAACGTCCCGGGCGCCGTCGATCTCCTCGGCCTTGGTCGGCTCCGATGCCACTGCGAAGACCGGGTTGACGACGCCGGACTGCACAAGGCGCAGAGAGCTTCGGTACGCAGCGTAGTCTGCCCCTGTCGGGATGCGAGAGACCACCTCTTCGAGCATGATCTGCGCGGCGTTGTGGACGATGTAGCGTTGGATGGCTTCAGCTCGAAGCGTCAAGAAGCCCTGCTCGATCATCGCCAGCGTCATGCGGGTTCCCATGTCGGGACCGACGTTGATGTCGATGGACGGCTTCGGCATCAGCCCTTCTCCGCGTCGATCTTCTCAAATTCAGCTTCAGTCTCAGCGATCCGCTCCCAAACAGTTTTCTTGCGGGGAGGGAAGAGTGTGGCGAGGGTCTTCTCGACTCCGCCACCTATGTTCACCAAGGCTTGAGCTTCTTGAGGGAGCTGCATGTTCGTCGGTTTGAGCGTTGGAAGCATGCGCTTGTGCTTCTCACACACCCCGAAACGGCGAGGTGACCCCGGCTTGGCGATGACTCCCGCAGGGGGTTCCCCGCAGATGAAGCACCACTGGTCGAAGGCCGTCATCGGGCCTGCGTACTCGTGGAAGTCATCACCTGCGAGCGGCGACCCACACGGCGTGCGAGACGTACAGCGGTCCCCCGGGAGATTCAGGTCGCGGCCCTCCCAATACCGAGGACAGGTGGCGCACACGGTCGACAACCCACCTTGGACCGCGAGGGCCACTCGCACACTGTGCTGCAGCACGCGACCTCCTAGACCGCCGCCTTGGCGACCTTGAGGGCCTTCATCGCCTTCGAGGCGTTGAACATCTTCATGCCCTTCAGCAACGCGGCCTTGCTGGAGACGAGCTTCTTCAGCATGCCGATGAAGATCTCCTGATGACCCTCGTCACCGGGGTCCATGCCAGCAGCTTCCATCGCAAGCACAAGCTGCGGGATGAGGACTTTCGGGTCGGGCATGCGCTCGTTCTCTTCACCGAGCAGCGCAAGCATCTTTGGCGTGACGGACATGGGGACCTCTTCAGATGGAAGTGACAAGTTTTCGTTCGGGAGTCTGCTGCGTCGTGCGGCGGAGGGTACACTTGAACCCGACGAAGGAAGGGTTGTCAAACAGAGTACCGTCCTCTTGGACGTCGGTGATGGCGAAGTACAGGCCCGCCCCGGGGATGTTGAAGCCGTCCACCGCGAACTCGGTGTTGTAGTACGGCGTATCCCAAACACGGACAATGTCTGTTTCGCTTGGTGCGAGCATGTTCACACGTTCGCACTCGGACCGTGGCAGCCACAGCTCGCCGTCGAACTGAGACGACAGACCCTCCATCGCAACGCCAGTCGTCTTGGCAAGAGTGACGAAGGCTTTCAGCAGATAAGGCCCAAGCCAAGCGCGCTTCACCGGCTCGTTGTAGACCGGGTCCACAATCGACTGAGAGATGTTCTGCGTGTAGTAGGCGATCGACGTGCCGATGATGTTGACGTGCTCGCTCGTGATGCAGTCGAACAGCGCCCGCTCGCAGTCACCGAGGGCGAAAGTCTCGCAGTCGCCCATCGGACGCACCGGCATGGTCGGTTGAGGGCAGAGGTAGTCCGAGATCGATTTACACTTGCTCACAAGACCTCCCTCTGGACCATATGGACCCGATCAGCCAACGATGAAACCAATCGGCATCGCGCTCTGGCCAATCTCTTCTTCGAGAATCTGCACCTCGCTCTCAGCCTCGCCGAGAAGCACGCCTCCGTCGAGGCCCGTCGAACCACCCGCTGTTGGGTACGAGTCGTACTTTGACCGGATACGCCCAAGGTCGCGCTTCGCCATCGCCAGCGCGTAGCGACGAACAAGGTCAAAGTCCCGCTGCTTCAGGTCGGTGATGCAGAACGAATTCGCCGTGTAGTAGACGAGCGCCTTGGGTGTCGTCGGAGACAGGCGTGTCGGCAGGATGTAGAGCTTCGTGTTCTCTTGCCGCCATTCCGGGTCCGCTCCGAGGACACGCTGGGCAGTCTGGGTGTACTGCTGGACCTGCAGCAAACTGGAGATGGGACCGCCGGTCTCTCCGCCTCCGCCGACTCCAATCCCGAACCCACCACCGTAGGCGAGAGGAACACCCAGATTCTCGTTGGGCCATGCCCATGCCCACGGAGAGGCGAGGGGGTTCATGTCGTAGTTGGAGAACGGGAAGACCACGTCCGTGACGACGTCGACGTCGCTTGGGAGGCAGTACTCCACGATGCTTGGGATGAGCTGCAAGTCGTAGCTCTTGATGTACCCCTTCTTTGCCGCAAACCAACGCAGCGCCTGCCCGATGTCGTCCATCAGGTGCGCTTCAGTCAGCTCGATTTTGAGAAGGGGAGCACCGAGGCGCCGGAGAATCCACAGCGCCATGTCGTCGGCGTCAACCTTCGTCGACGGCGAGATCCCACAGCTGCTGATGCTGATGCCGGTGCCACCGCCGCCGCCACATCCGCCACAGTCGTCAGCCATGAGGTCTCCTTCAGTGCCTATGCTTCAGGCGTGGGCTTCACCTTACGCGGTCGGCCTCCCTTGTTCTTCACGGGAGCGAGAGGCGCCGTCTCTACCATCGTATCGTTCAGCGATGGGTTTGCCGAATTGCTTTCGAGTTGAGTCGGGGCGGTCTCAACAGAAGCAGGCTCAGGTGGCATAGCATCGGCTGTGATGGGCGCTGGCTCATCGACCGGTACAGTCTCGCGAGCAGCGATGGCAAGAGCGTCGTGGATGACTTGGATGGCCGCAGCCGCCGGAACCGACTGGTAGACCGGCTTCACTTCCACAGCCCCAATCTCGTGCAGCAGGTGCGGCGAGAAGTGCTGGTACTGGTCGCCTTCAAGGATGTCGACGTCGTGGACGCGACCGTGGCCGGGGACGATGACGACAGGGAGGTGAGGGTTTTTCCTGAAACGGCGAATGGCTGTCATGATTCCTCGTTGATGCTGCTTGCAACCGCCAGAAGCGAGTCGCGGAGGTCGGCGACACAAGCTTCCAGCAGGTCCAAGCGGGCGAAAGCCTCTTTGAGTCTCCGTGCCGTGTGGGATGGCGCAGCCCGGACTCTCAACTTGCGCGGAGGCGAGACGGGTTCGGGGATCGCCTCCGCCACTTCCGGCAGATCCTCCTCGTCCTCGTCCTCTTCGTCGTCCTCCTCGTCCTCCTCGTTTCGCTCAAAAGCAGATCTCAGCTCTGAGTACGACGGGGAGACAGCGCCCGTCGCCATCTCAGAGAGGGCTCGGATCTTCGCTTCGACGTCTTCATCCACCGGGACGATGGCTTCGTCTGGAGATGGCGGAGGCTCGGAAGCTGGAGAAAGAACTGGCGCAGGGTCGGATGGGAGTGAGAGCGTGGCGGTGCCTGCGACTTGTTCGGAAGTTACCGGCAGCGTGACGGCAGGAGCAGGCCGAAAAACCGCCCCCAACGCGCCGAGTTCCGTCATCACGCTGTTCAGGCGACCTATCATAGTTTGCTCCTCTCGCACTCATCGCGTGAGGCGCACACAAAGTCAACACGCCCAAAGAAAAACGACCCCGTGAGGGGCCGTTCTTCCTAGTCCGAAAGCCTCGTTCAGAGGACTTCAGCGACCTTGAAGCGGTCGTACTTCCGGGCCAGCCGCGTCTCAGGGGTCGAGTCGGCGTAGAGGAGGCGAACGACATCGCGGAAGACGTTCCCTGTGATGCGACTGCCGTGTGCTTCGCTGTGGCTCCCGTCTTTCCGCTCGTAGGGCATCGAATAGATTGAGTGGTGTGCGCGGAACACGTCGCGGATGATCCACGTCAAGAATGGAAGCGAACCGGAAGTGAGCTGCAAGGACGATCCGTCTGCCTCTGCGTGCCCGTCACCATCGAACACCCCTCGAATGTACGACCAGACAAAGGCACGGTCGAGCTGGGTCGGCGGCTGGATCGTCAAAGACTTCCGAGGCGTCACGTTGAAGTTCAGAGCCAAGGCTTCTACCCACCGGGGACACGTCACGTTCAGCCATGCGTAGATGCGCCCCGTGTTGTTCGGGCGAAGTGTGATCGGTTGGTCCAGCCTCGCGGCTATCTTGAAGCGCTCCAGCAGCTCCCGGTCGTCAGGGTGAATGCCAAAGGAAAGGGTGTCGTTCTCCTCGTGGACACAGCCATCAGCGGCAGCGAAGCCTGCCCAATAGGCAGAGACGTGATTCACCTCTGCGAAGAAGTCCCGGTCGAAGAACTTGTACTTCTGACCCCGGTCGCGCTGTGCAGTCACCACACGGCGTCTTCGGAGGTGAGTGAACACAGGCGTGTACGAAACACCGAGGGCGGCGGCGATCTCGTAGATGGTTCGTTTCTCGACGGTGAAAAGGCGCACAGCCTCATCCACGTCGAAAGTTGGTCGCTGAGCCTCTTGTGGAGAACGAGTTTTCCCGTGGGTGCGCAAAGTGCGGCTTACGATCCCTTGGGAGAGGTTGTATCTCGCCGCCAAATCGGTCTGAATCGATCCTGCAGCGTACTCCGCTAAAAGCGATGCGCGAATCTCTGGAGTCACGCGCCCATAGGGTTTGCGGTTCTTCGATCCCAGTGGTCGGCCCATAAACACCTCGGTCCGCCAACCCAAGAAGAGCTGGCGGACCAAGCGTAGCACACCTGATTAGAGGCGTAGTATTTCTACAAATTCGTGACGCGCATCTGGCCGTAGTATTCCGGGCGCAAGAGCTTCTTCGCGTAGCGGGTACGCATCGCCTTGCGGAGCGAGAAGTCGTTCGGGTCGAGGAAGGTCTGAGTGACCTGCAGGGGGATGTACGGAGCCCAGACGTATCCGGCGTCGAGGAAGCTGCCGCCCTTGAGGCCGATCAGCATCTGGTCGCGCTGGAAGAAGGGGTCTTCGTAGACCATCCACTTGTTCTGCAAGGTGCCGACCTTGTAGATGCCGAACTGGCCCTGCGAGGACAGGGGGCGGGGCATGTCCATCGGGCCGTAGGGCGACTCAGCGCCCGAGACGTAGGCCGCGCGGAAGTCACCGTGCGTGGTGAGCTGCGCGAGCAGGGCGCTCACGTCGGGGCTCGTCACGATGAAGTTCGCGGGCGCACGCAGGGTCTTCTTGTGGATCTGGTTCGAGACGGTCGAGATGACCGTGAGCATCGAGCGCAGGTGGTCGAGTTCGCTGATGCCAGCCGGGGGCACGCGGTCGAACGAGCCGGTCGTCGACGTCGAGTTCTGGAAGAGGTCATCGATGATCTCGCGATCGATTTCGAGGGCCATTTCCTGAGCGACGGCGGAGACGATTTCCGTCTCAGCGTCGATGCCGTGGAAGGCGCGGAGGTCTTCAGCGGCTTCGCTGGACCACAGAGCCTTGAGGCGGCGAGGCTGGGCTTCGACCGGGGCCTTCTTCACGTCGAGCTTCATCGACGGGATCTTGGTGTTCAGTTCGCCGTCGTAGACGTAGAACGCCTTGATCTGGTTGCCCAGACCGCACGCGACGGTGAACCGGAAGCCGGAGATGGCGCCGTTCGCGTAGTTGAGGGCACCCGAGAGCACGTTGCCAGTGAAGCCACCGGCACCGTCATCGGTCGCCTGCTGGACAACGGCACCCGTGATGACGTTGAACTCGCGGACGATGGTGGCGAAGCCATTCGAGGCGTTCAGCGGACGAACCGGGTTGAACGACAGGGTGGACGAGAGCGGAGCGCCAGCGCCGCCGAAGTCAGCGCCGTTGCCGGTGCCGAGGATCTCGCCGTCGATCTTCTCGGACGTGTAGTTGCGGTCGAAGTCACGAGGGAAGACCTGACCGCGCTGGGTCGGGGCCTTGTTCGTGTCGTAGACGTAGTCGAGGAAGAACACGGCGCCGACCGAGGCCGTCATCGGCTGCACGGACACGATGTCGTGGGCGATGAGGTTCGGGAACACGCGACGGAGGACGGGGAAGATGAACTTCGTGAACGAGCCGACGTTCACGAGGCGAGTCTCTTCTTCGAGGCTCTGAAGGTGCTGCGACTCGTTCTCCATCAGCACGGCAGTGACGCCGAGGACGTAGCGGTCACGCTCCGTTCGGTCGGGCATGCCTTCCAGCAAGTCCTTCCACTTGCGAACGAGGGCACCGACGTAGGTCTTGTCGGCGATCGTGCGGGTCGAACCTTCGAGAACCATGTTGCGAGCTTCCATCACACTCTCCTTCGGGGGTTGAGCGGCTACACCGCCACTCTACAGATTGAACTCTAGCTGAACTTCAGCCTTTGATACCAGCCAAAGCGCGAACTCGATCGAGGCTGATTCCAAGACCCTGCCAGTTTTGGCCTTCGGCCATGGTCCGGCGGGTCCGGGGAGCTTCGGTCTCTTCCGAGATTTCCGTCGGCGTGCGCTCGACGCCGCCGTTCATACGGCCACGGATGCGGGCGCGGACCGACTGGAGGTCGTCCTCGTCACGCTCAACTTCGCGCTCACTCTCCACGAGGGAGTCAACCGCTCGGCGAGAGGACGGACGGGTGCTCTCCACGAGGCCACGGAGCTTGGTCGCCTTCGGATGGCTGGCAAGACGCTCCTCCGCGTAGAGGCGTGTCTCCAGTTCCTTTGTCGAACGCTTGGCTTCGGCGAGGTCATCTTCCAGTTCCAAGCGAAGGGCCTTCTCTTCGGCCATCTTCTTTTCCATCGCAGCCAACTTGGACTCGACAGCGTCGCGCTGTTTCCGCTCGACCTTCCGAGCCTCTGCGACTTCCTTGGCCTTGGCTTCCTGCTCGACCTTCTTTGCCTCGGTCTTGCGGCTCATCTCATCCTTGACCTCGGTGACACGCTGCTTGAGCGCATCCGAACTCTCGAAGCTCTTGAGGTCGCCGACAAGGGTTCGGATGGAGTCGGCGTCGGGGTCGTTGGCAACCATCTTCTCAAGGTAGAAGCGGTAGCCGACTTCCTTGGCCATCTCAGCGAGAGCCGTGTTTTCCGACTCCAGATCCTTCAGCTTGAGGTCACGTTCCGCCAACTGCTTCTGCAGGTCGCGGATCTCGACGTCCTTGCCACGAACGACCTCAGCGGCGTCTTCGGGGAGGAGGTACGGACGGAGGACACCACGCAGAGCTTCCAGCACGGCTTTGGCCTTGCCGATCTCCGGGTCTTCCATCATTTCCTTCCGCAGTTCATCGCGAACTGCGGCACGGACGGTCGAGAGGTTGTCGAGGATTGCCTTCGCGAAGTCGTCGCGGACATTGCGCGAACCGGAACCCTGCTTGGCGCCCATCTCACCTTCGATGCGTCGAGCAAACTCCTGAGCCTTCGCCGCATCGCCTTCGAGGGGTGCCTTCTTGGCAACCATCTCAGCCTCGATGCGCCGAGCGAACTCAATCGCCTTCTCCTGTTCAGCATCAGCGTCGAACTCCACACCCTCGAACAGGGAGCGGCTTTCGCCCATCACTGGGTAGGCGTCTTGGTCAGCCGGGTCTGCGACGAAGTCGAAGGTGACCAGCTTGTAGTCATCCTGCACGATGTCGTTCCCGCTCTCGTTGGTCTTGACGCTGCCGAAGCCACGGCTGGAAACGCCAACGGGGACGTTCGACTTGAGGAGCGCGAGAAGGTTCTTCCCTGCCTCGGTCGGCATGATCTCCGCCTCACCGATCACGAGCCCGTCCTTGACGGAGAGGTCCGTGATGATGTGCGAGACGCGGGACAGCTTGGTCTGGCCATCGCTGGGATGGTCGATCTCGCCCATGACCCTGCGTTCCTTGAGAGCCTTGCCGAGCCGCTTCAGCTCCTTCTCCCAAACACCCTTCGGGTAGACGCGCTTGTTCTCGGTGGCGATGCCGCATTTGGCAAACTCACCTCGAACTTTGACGCGGCCACCCTCGCCTCCCTCAGCAAGAGAGAGGCGCACAATGGAAACGTCGCTCAGAAGTGGCTTGGTCATCAGTACCGTCTCCAGCGGAAGTTGCTTCGGAAAGGGGTCCGGGCCAGTTGGCCGGAGTCCTTCTTTTGCACCTTCCGTGCTTTGCGTCGAAAGGGGTTCAGGTCTCGTTTTTCAGCGCCGATCAGCTCACGTCTCCCGCTGGAGTACGAGGCACGACGATTCCGCCATGCCTCCTCCGTCGAGGACGAGTTCAGTCGTTTCCCGAGGTCTCTTCGACCTCTTCTTCGTCTTCGTCTTCGTTGTTGTCCTCGTAGAGGTCAACGGCGTCGAGGATGGTCTCCATCCCCTCGGCAAAGGCAGCGGCGACGTCCTCAGCGGACTCTTCGAGCTTGCCTTCGCTCATCGCGGTGGCGATGTCGGCGAATGACTCAGCAATCTCGCTGAGTTCACCAACAAGGCTGGCGAACATGCGCTCGTCGCTGGCCTCGTACTCGTCGGCCTTCACCCACTCGGTGAAGATGCCAGCCAGCTTATCGGCGATGATGGCTGCGTTGGCGAACGACTTGAGGGTCTCGTTGGCGTCGACAGCCTCTTGGCGCGTGCCCTTCTGGATCGCCTTGGCCGTGACCTTCGCCATGCGGCGCTGGCCCTTGGCGGACCGACGCATCTTGGCCTGCTTGCGAGCGGACTTCTTGCCGCTCGCCGAACGGCGCTGCTTCTTCGCGGCGAGGCGGTCAGCCATCGACGTCTTCTGCTGCTTGACCTTCTTGCCACCGCGCAGAGCGAACTTGATGCGGCCCGCCTCGTCGAGCACCTCTTCCTCTTCCTCCTTCGGAGCAACCGGAGCGGGGGTCGGAGCGGACTCACGGATGAGTCCGATCTTGCGGAAGTCTTCTTCAAGGGTGGTGACAACGATCTGGTTTCGCATCGGAACTTCTCCTCAAGGCGTCAAGTGAGACGCGCAACTGTTTTCGCCACGAAGGCACCGGCAACCTCGAATGAGGTTACTTCGGAAGCGACAGAATCGAACACCTTGGCGATCCGGTCAACAGAACCGAACTCAGCCACAGCCTCAACCACGAACTCTCGCACTTGAGTCACATCGGAAAGAAGGTCCGACGCGAACGCCTCCAGAGAGGTGATCGCCTCTTCCCCGCCTTCCTGAATCGCCTGCTCTCGGACGAGGCGGATGGCGTGCAGCGCCGATGTTGTGCTCGCTTCGACCGCCGACAGGCGGGAAAGGAGGTGCGCAACATCGTCTTGGACGAGCGCTTTGAAGGTGTCCATCTCAGCTTGTGCTGTGGACCCGTCGTAGAGTCGCCCGAACTTCGGCGCCATAGGCGCTGGAAGTTTGTCCTCACCGAGGAACTTCTGAACCTTGTCAGCACGTTCGCTCAAGGTGGTCTTCCACAGAAGACCTTCACGGCTCTCTGCAAAGGACTTCAGGATGTCCTCGTCCGTCACAGACGAAGCTTGATCGACCAACGGAGCGAGCGCCACGATTTTTTCGTTGGCTTGGTCGACGAGCCCGCGCAAGAACAGGTCGGCTGCAGCGCGCGCTTCCTGTCGGATGAACCGATGCAGGTTCTTCTCAGTCACGACCGTGAGGTCAACGTCACTCGTCCCGGTGAAGTAGACCTCACCAGACTCGCTCAAAGCGTACTTGACCCGGACCAACTCAGCTTCGCCGACGAGGGCAACGATGAAGCTTGGGAAAACTCCAAGCAGCTGGGCCGACTGTCCTGCAAAGAGCTTGGAAGCTTCAGTGCGGAGGGCTGAAGTGACCCGAGCAGTCGTGTCCTGAAAAGAACCTGCCAAAAGTTGGGCAAGTTCAATCGAAGGAACAAAAGGAAGGACGCTGCGGGTCATTTGGGCCTCACGCTATCGGGGGACGGAAGGGGCGTCAAGGAACCGCGCGCTTCCGAAAGGAGTTTCAGGGCGGTTTTGCCCTGCGAGCGGAAACCTCAGCGCGCGCCTCGGGCGTTGAGATCTCGGAGCAGACCGCCAATTTCACGCAAGCGCAACTCCAAGCCTCGATCGGACTTCAGGATGGTGTCGAGCTTGGCGTCCATGCGTTTTGTGTCCTTCGGGTTGTAGCCCTCGGTCAACTCTCGGTCGGAGAAGCCGCTGTGCGTTGGGATCCCGCGACGACGGGCTGCGTCACGCGAGCTTGAGAGAGCCTTCACCACCCGGTTCGGCTGGCGAGCCTCTGCTGGGGGACCATACGGGCCCTCTTCGGGGGGCGCTTCGCCCGGAGGAGCTTCCATCGGTGGAGGCGGGGGCATGATGATGTTCTGTGCAGCGGCTTGATTTTCAGCGTCCTCGGCAGACTCCCCACTGCGCTGCTTCTTGATGGTGACGATCTCGTCTTCAGACAAACCGAAGACGTTCGAGAGAATCCACTGCAGCGAGACGAAGTCCCGCATGCGTGCCGCGAGGTCCGCTTTGGCCGTGCGAACTTCCATCTGAGCCAGCTCGAAAATGGCCGACGGCACCGTCATGTTGATGTCGTAGTCGACAGCGTAGGGGTCGAGGCCCAGCGCTGACAGATGGACGCGGGCGACCTTCCGGAGCCCGTTCTTCAGCTCCCGCTGGATGCGGAGGACGGTACGAGCAAAGCGGACATCCTCGCTGGACAGAACCGCCCGGGCCACACCGGATTCCTGCCCAAGGTACGCCTTCGGCACCTTGATGGCTGAAAACAGCTTGTCGCGGAAGTATTCGATGTCGTCCATCGCCTGCCACTGCGGGGCACCGAGAGTCTCGATGCGAGTGGAGTCCACGCCCTTCCGGGTAGGAACGAAGAAGTCCTCGTCCTGCGACAGCGCGTCGAACTTCAGGTTCAGTTTTCCAGTGCCCGGGTCAACAAACCGCTTCTTCCGGAAGTTCTGGCGGACACGATTCACGAAGGCGAGGGCTTCCTGCGGGGGCAGATCGCCGACATCGACGTAGAACGCAAAGCGCTCCGGGGCCCGCTGGAGGCGGTACACGAGGGCTGCGTCCTCCAGCAGCATGAGCCGCTTCCAGATCCAACGAGCAGCCTCCAAGGCGCTGTGGCCGTAGACCGAACGGCGCTCCTTCCCGCGCAAGCGAAAGTGGACCACCTCCCAGCTCTCAAACGCCGCCACCGGCTGATTCATCGGGTCCGAGCTTGTTGCCAAGTCGAACTTCGCAGACAGGGTTCGCTGGAAGTCGTTGTTGGTGAAGTCGAAGCGCCCCTTGAAGTCCTGCATGAAGCCGATCAGGTCACCCTTCGGGGTTTCAAGGCGGCGGACCGTCGGAGGAGGCAGATAGTTGATGCCTCTGACGCCGTCAGCGTTGACCAGAAGCTCCTCGTAGTCGTTCCCGTACTTGCACAAGGTTCGTGCAATTTCCCAGATCTCTTCGTCCATGCGAAGCGTTCGATTGAACAAGTCATCGAGGTTGCTTTGCAGAGTCTTGTCTGGAGAGGTGATCCAGATGGTTCGGTGGAGAACGGAGTCTGGCTGAGTCGCGTCGTCCGCGAGGATGTCGAGGGCAGTGGCGATCTCCCCGTAGTCGTCCATCTCCTCGTAGTCAGCGAACCGGAGGAGGAGGTCCGTGTCAAGGCGCAGGTAGTCCGTGAGGGCGTCGTAACCCACACCCGACATCAGGTCGATGGCTGTGGCGTCGCCACCGCCCAATTCGCCCGTCGCACCCTTGGCAAGCTGGATGTTCGCTTGGTCCTTGTCGCGGCTGAACGCAGCTGAAATTCGCTTGGCGACGTCGTCCGCGAATCCCATCAGCCTCTCCCTTTGAGTGTGGCTGCGAACGCACCTGCGAACTCAGCAGGGTTCTCCGCCAACGCTTTCGATACCTGCTTCGCAACCGAGTCCGCAAGGGAACTCATACGCCAGAAGTCGGCGGGACGCATTCCCTGTTGCTCAAGCATCTCGCAGAACCGCTCTGCAACAACCACAGCGACGTCGGTCAGCACGACAGATGGCGGAAAGTCCTCGGCCAGCTTCACAGCAGTCTCGCGCTGCTCCTTGGTTGCGCGCAGGAGGATAAGACCCTCATCACCTGCAGGGACCCACTCTTTGACAAGAAGAGTGTCCAATTCACGCCGCAGCTGGTCGACCTTGGTGCTCATCCGCGACCTCCTGTGCTGCTTCCTCGGAAGAAAGGCAACGGTTCCCAGCGTTCGGCGCCTGCGCCTGCATGTCCGCCTCCGACCTGTCCTTGGTACTGGTCCGTCATCCAAGAGTCTCCCCCTGTAGCGGATTGGCGAAGAATCGGAAGCGGGGTCGTGAGTTGCTGCTGCCCCAGCGTCCACAGCACACCGGCGAGGGCGTCCGCGCAGTCCTTGGAGCCTCGGACCGGGTGATCGATCTTCCGACGCCGGTAGTCCCGCTGCAGCTGCCGAAGCTCGGTCTGGAGGGTGGCGTGCTCGTACATGAACACCCGGTCCTCGTAGAACGCTGTTTTGAGGGCCTCGTAGGGTTCCGTGCTGGTGTCGACTGAGACGATTTTGGCGTTGAAGCCCTTCTGATTGAGCTGCTGCACCAAGTCCGTCGACTGGTAGGAGTCCGTCGAGACAGACGTGATGGTGTAGCCGTGTTGTGCCAGCTCGTAGATGAGGCGCCGCACGTCGCCGAGGATGATTTCGTCTCCGGGCGGCGGAGTCACTCGAAGCATCAGGTCGACCACGAAGACGGGGGCCCGCTCCAGATGCTGCTCACCGTTCGGGCCCCGGCGGACCACATCTCGAAAACTACCGATGTGCGCCATGCAGAGGCCCAGCGCGTCGTGTCGCAGCCCGATGTCGATGTGAACGTGGCGCATCGCGTTGGGGTTGATGATGGGTCTCATCATGTCCGTCTGGCCGCGCATCGAAGGGTCCGGCGTGAGCCGGACGGCCTTCTCCCATACGAATTGACCGCCCTTCGACGGGTCGTACTCCGGCTTTGAGAAGAAGTGCCGGTCGGCACCGTATGTCTTCTTGTCCTGCTCGACGGCATCCACCAACTTCTCACGTCTTTGTATAAATGGACTGACGCTTACAACGCTGCACCCAGCTATATCTTTTATACTGCCCTCAAGATCGCGCTCGAAGTCAAGTTTGAAGTCCTCGGGGACACCGATGATGAGCGTTCCATCTGGGAGTGACGGACGGATGCGGTCCGCCTCGCCCGGATCGAGAATCTTTGATGGGATCGTCTCATTGCCGACGAGCACATGAAACTTGTCGACGGAGTAGTAGTCCTCGGGCTTGATCTCCCAGAGCGCGTAGTCGCGGACGAACAGGGTGGGGTCGTCGCGCGCTTCCTTCAGGCGGCGGCTGACGAAGTCTTCGTGGGTCGTCTTCGATGATGCAATGAAGAGGATGCCCGGGAGCTTCCCTGCCTTCTCAAAACGAGACTTCATACGTCGCTTGAGCGAGGAGTAGATGAGGTCGGCGTGGTCGACGACGCCTGCTGCAGCAGAGTACTTCCCGCGCTTCGGCAAGAAGTTACCTTCGTCCATGAAGGCGCTGATGACGTTGAGACCGAGAGCCGAGGTGTCAGTCGTGGCGCGAGGAGCCACCCACACGTTGTGAGGGAACCGCAACTCCTTCTTCGTCGCAGAGAAGGGGAAGTTCTGCATGAAGTACGGCGACGCCGTGATCTTCGTCTTGATGTTCTCGAACACGACCTTGGTCGCCAGTTCCTCATTCACCGAGAAGCAGGCGAGCGTGATGTTCGTGTCCTTGGCGAGGCCGAAAGTCTTGTGAGGGTCTTTGAGGCATGAGATTTCGTAGAGCACGCGCGCGATACCGATCGTGCAGACGAAGGTTTTTCCGATGCCGATTGCCCCGGTGATGATGCATTCGTTGTAGCCGCCTGAGAACAGGTCCACGAGGTCGTCGAGGAACTTCGGGTAGAGCGAGTCGCAGGTGTTCCCCAAGAAGTTCGGGTCTTTGATGAAGGTCCGCATGTCGACTGGCGGCGTCTTGTACTCAGCTGCCGACAGGGCGGCGAGCAGGTTCGGTTGAGCAGGCTGGAACTGCGTCGCTGCTGACCCGGTCGGGGTCGGGAGGTGGAAGTCCTGCAGGATAATGCGCAGGGCCTCGCGCTCCTCTGGGGTGAGCGTCGACATCTCCTTCTTCAGCGACTCGTCCAACTCCGAAGCTGTGCGGACGCTGACAGTTCGGCCTTCACGGGTTACAAGCATCTTTCAGTCCTTCGACGTGTCGTTCATGTCGATGAGGTCACCGGAAGGATCATTGGACAGTTCGTCCATCTCCCCCGCGAATTCAGGGTTGCGATCGGACCGCTCCGCGATGGAAAGCAGCCGCTCGGCGATGGCGAGCACTTTGCGTCGAGACTCAGAACTGTCGAGCACCTTGACCACTCCGGGGTTGTCGGCGTAGCGGGTTGCGACGTCAGCCATGAGAGTCGCAGCGACACTCACAGTCCCAAGTTTTCGGTCGTTGATGCCGAGGTCCATCTTCAGTTGGGCCGCAGAGGCAAGGATCTCACGAGCGGTTCGGATTTCCTGTGTCATCGACGGCAGCAGCTTCTTGATGTTCTGCTCGGTCTTGAAGTCGATGGCGACCCGGTCCATCTGGATCTTGTAGAGACGGTGCATCTCCTCCAGTTCGTTGAGCCCGGCCTTCACCTCTGCAACCGACTTCTCAAACACGACGTTCAGAGGCCCCGCGCGCTGGGTCGCCGGGATGGACATCCGGTACTCCGTGAGGAGGTTGACCAGCGAAGCCGGGGTCATGTTGGTCATCTCGTTGCGTTCGTCCTGCACCCACGCAGCCACAATCCGTCCCGAAACACCCTCTTCCACCAGCTTCTTGTGCAGTTCCTTGAAGCACTTGAGGTTCCGCAACGACGCGAAGTTCGTCGATCGGCTCACGGGGCGGATTCGACCGCCCTTCTTCGGCAGAGCGCTCTTCGGCGCCGCGTCCTTCTTGGGTTCGCTCATGCAAGTACCCTAACAGGATGGAAGGGCTGTCAACAACGGGGGAACTGGTTTCATTTGCTTCCCCAACTTTGGCCCCCGCCGACTTCCGCGCGCGTCGGGACGGACGGAAGCATTGGAGCGATGCCTTCGATCATGCCGTCGTGCAGCTCCTGCCGAACGTGAATTTCCAGTTCAGGATCCTCGTCGTGTTCGCAGACGATCTCGTCGTGGACCATATGGACCGGCGCGCACTTCGCCCCCTTACCGAGAAGGGGCGTTCGCCCTGCAAGCTTCTTCATACGGTCGTAGACGTTGCGGATGGCAACCTTGAGGCCGTCGGCCCCAGTGCCTTGGATGGGGCTGTTGTAGAACTCGTTGTGTGCCTTCTCATCCTTGATGATGCGTCGACGACCCCAAGCCGTCCGGGTCTCGCGCTGACGCTTGCCTGAGTCCATCGCCAACCGATGCCACGAGTCGATCCCCGCGTATGCCTCGAAGAAGCGTCGGCGGAACGTGCGGGCTTGGTTCTCCGTGAACGACACCCCGTAGCCCTGCTTCGCGTACATCACAAGGCGAGCGGCCTGCATCCCGTAGATGAAGCCGAAGTTGACCGGCTTGGCTTGCTGGCGTTCGGCCTTCACGATCTCCGACTCAGGCTTGCCGGTCACGAGGGACGCCGTCGCGTAGTGAGCATCGCGGTCGTCTCGGAACACCTTGATGAGCACCGGATCCTTGGAGATCTCGGCAACAATCCGCATCTCGATGTTGCTCCAATCGCAGATGGCCAAGGTTCTACCGGGCTCGGCCCTGAAGCAGTCTCGAAAGGCACCCCCACGAGGTACTTGCTGGAGGTTCGGTCCTCGATTCGCGTAGCGCCCCGTGTCTGTGAAAGGGAAGTACGACGAGTGGATGCGACCCGACGTCGGGTGGATATTCTTCAGGTACTCCTCGCCGAACGCCTTCACCGACTGCGCATAACCTCGGTACTCGATGAACTCTTTGAGGATTGGCCAGCGGTCAGCCTCCATAGCCAGCGTCATCTCCTTCGTGTCCATCAAAGGGACTGTCTTCGTCAGCCCGGTCTCCGGGTCTTTCCACTTCTGCTTCACTCCCAGCATGTGGAAGGACCGAAGGATCTGGTCGGTAGAGTCGAGGTTGAAGCTGGCAGGACCGAAGAGGCCCAACTGGTTCGATGGGTTCGGGAGCTTGGAAAGCAAGCTTGCCCGCAGCCGCTCCAGCTGAACCCGGTCCGATGCTGTCCGCGTGAGCCACATATCTTTGTTGAGGAAGAACCCGTTCAGCTCCATGCACGCTTCGGGGAGAACCGCATTGAACTCCAGCTGTGCAATCTTCACCAGCCGCGCATCGACGATCTTTTTCTTGAGGACGTCGCGGAGCCGGGGAAGCTTGTCGATGTCGTCTGCGGCGTAGTCAAGCTGTCGCTGTGTCAGCGTCCCGTCCCAATCGGAACCGCCGAGGTCTTCGACGGTCGCGGCTTCGCCCAGCTCGCGCTTGTAGAGGCTCCACAGGTCGTGCTTCAGCCCGGGGAGGCCCGCGTAGATGATGCTCGACGCGCGCAGGGTGTCGAACAGCTTCCCGATCTCCAGATCGAAGTGCCAGAGCAGCCACTTCTGGTCGAACTTCATGTTCTGACCGACCGTGACGCCCTTGGTCCGCCTGAAGGCATCCAAAACGGGGCCGAGCGTCTTCGTCTTGTAGAGGTCAATAAGGTAGAGACCCTGTCCGGTGTTGACCGAGAACAGGCGTGGACGCCCTGTCAGGGGGTCGAAGCTACCCCCACCGCCGATCTTTGCGGTTTCCAGATCGAGCCCGATGACATCGGCACTCTCAATTTCACGAGCAATAGCGGCGAGCAAATGCTCATCAGTGACGACGGTGTACGGGCGCAAGTTGTTCTCCCATGAAAGGGCACTGCGCGCTTCGTAACACAGATCTTCGACGGACCGTTAGCCCTGCTTTGACTCAGGGACAGCATCGATGCCCGGGTCTTCAGTTCCTTCACCCGGCTTGAACGTCGGAGCCGTCTTTGCCAGCTGTTCAGCCTCCCACTTGGTCGCTGCAGCGTAGAGTGCGAGCAGAGCCTCGGCGGTCATCGGCTTCTTCATCGACTCCTCCATCCAGTTCGGGTTGCCGACCGTGTCGTTCCCCGCCTGAGCAAACATCTGCTTCGGAGCAGTCGGATCCGTCACGTTAACAACAATCGCCGATGAGGCTTCAGGGGCCAGTTCAGCGAACGACGCAGGCAGCTTGATGCGGGCGGCTGGGAAGATTTCCGGTTTCACGAAGCGTCCGAAGCGCACCCCTCGGTCTTCGGCCCTGATCCGGACCGCATCCAAGCCTGTCATATCGTCGGTGTCGCGAACATGGGCGAGGACGAGTTTGACGTCGTAGCCCTTCGATCGAGCCTCCTTGATGACACCCTTGTAGTAGGCCGTCGATGTGCCCACCCCGTCGAGCAGGAAGGGGTAGTACTCCCCGGGGCTATCAGGGTCTTCCGACATCGCGAGGTCAATGGCAGTGTCGTTGAGGTTCGATACCTCGCTGTGCGTGATGATGGCACCGTTGCGGGCCTTCGTCGCCACCGCCGCTTGGTATTCCGGCAGCTTGGTGCGGTGCGCGTCCGCGTCGAGCACAGCCAGTTCGTCGGGGTTCTCCGCGAGGTAGCGCGCCAGCGTGCTCTTCCCGCTGGCTGGCATGCCCATCGTGATGACCGCTACAGGATTCCGCACGCGCTTCTTCCCTCGGAAGACGTCGTCCAGAATCGTTTTGTGCAGACGTTGGCGCTCTGAGGTCAGGACTCCGTCAGGCGTAGTGTGCGCCTTGAGCGTGTCCGTTGGCAGGTCTGGGTTGGCGTCGGTCCACTCCATCCCCGCACCGAGATGTAGCCACGATCCGTTCGGCTGTTTCTTGAACCAAGAGTCGCGCGACGCCCAGAAGTGAACCGTACCGACCGGAGCTTCCTCCCCTCGGGCCTCGTCGAAGTCGAACACGACGGGGGTGACACTCTCGTTCTGGGCGCTTGGAGGCCCGTACTCCTGCGCGTAGGTCTCTGGCACCTCTGCGGCGTGCAACACAAGGTAGACGTCGCCCTGAGTTTTCAAAGAGGCCAGAGTCGCGTCGGAGAGACCGAACCGATCAGGGTGCTGTCGAACCATGTCCACGGTGACTGGGGTGAATGTGAGCTGGTTTCCGTCGGCACTGATCGCCGTAACCACGCCGTCAGGATGCTTCTTCAGGTCCCGCATTGGGATGTCGAAGTCAGTCTTCGGTGCTTCGTCAGATTGCCAGAAGTGCCAGACACTGAGCCCAGCCTCGGTTCCCCGGTCGGAGGCCCCGCTCAAAACAAGCCGATCCAACCAGTCGCCAGACGTCAGCCAATAGGACGTGAAGTAGTCGAACATCAGTAGCCCGCCGGTTTCAAGTGGTCCGTGTAGAAATCATCCGAGTGGACCACAAGGTCTTCGACCGGCATGCCATTGAAGTCCGTCACACCGGCTGCCTTCAACCCAGCGATGACTTGATTCCGGGCGGTCGCCGACTGCGTTCGGATCTTGATGACCTTGTTCGGGCTGAAGCCGTGGCGAAACATCATCTCTGTCTTGCCCTGCGTACTGGAACTTTCGAGAGGTTGGCGATTGTCGAAGGGTGTCCCAGACGTCTTTCCGTAGTTGTCGCCGCTATGCGTAAACACGTCCAAGCGGTCCAGTTCACTCGGGTCAACAACCATCTGAATTTCACCCCACGCGAAGTCTTTGTTGTCCTCCAATCCGGGCTTGGTGAACAGGTAGTCCGCGCCGCCAGTATTGATGTCGGCGGACCCACTGGTCGTCCCTGACGTTGGGATGCCGAGCTGCAAGCGGTCACCGACTGCAATGGACCCGCTGAGAAGGTGTTTCACCACCTTGTCGACGCTGCCAAAGCCGTGACGGACGTACTTCATCTTCGGATTGGCTGCCAAAATCTTCTTCGACCTCCCGGGAAGCACCGGCACCACGCGTCCATTGAAGCCGACCTTCTCCAAGCGGATCGAGTTCAACTCCGCGTCCGTGTAGCCATTCTTCTTCAAGATGGCGCGCAGGTTTTCCGATGTCCGCCCCTTCTCAGGGAGAGAGTTGGACAGTTGAGGAGCGACGGCCCACAGCATGGAGGAGAGTTTCATGACGTCCAGATCGTCCTTCGACGGTGGAGTCATCACAGCCTTGCCAACTGCAGGGTTGGCCGTAATCAACAGCCCTTCGAGGGCGTCCTCCACGGACTGCCCAGCTTTCGGATACACGTCCGCAACAACCATCCCAAGGAACGTGCGTTGTCCGTTTTCGCCTGTTCCCATAGACAGCTGACTGTCTCCGCTGGTCCACTTCCTCGTCTCAAACGTGCCGCCAGACAGTTTTCCACCGCTCTCGACCCAAGTGTCGGTCGCAGGGTCGTAAGACATCTTCGGGTAATCGAACTCGCTCGCGGTCCCTCCGGTCATCTTATTCTGTGCCGCTTCACGCAGCTTGAAGGACACGCGGTAGAACGTCTTGCCCTTCGCGTCCTTGTGACGCTGCACCATCATTGAGTTGTGCTCGACCATGTTGCCGTCGGCGATCATGACCTTTCCGAGCGACAGCTTGGCTTTCTCGATGTTCTTGATGAGAGCGACTGTCTCCTTCTGCTCGTCAAGCACAACGTTCTTGAGGACACCGGGCTTGGGCACCACCGTGCCTTTGCCCGATGGCGGAGGCGCCGCCGGAGGGAGGTCGACCAGAACACTGATGTTCTTGCCAGACGCCTGCCCTTTGGCCAGTTCAGTCTTCGGCATCATGGCAATGACGAATTCGCCCTTCACCTTCAGGCTCAGCGGCGTCAAGCCGAGTTGCTTCAGGGACTCCTCAGCTTCAGATAGCGTCAGGTTCTTCAGCTTGACGATGACGTTCTCAGAGGCGCCGTCAGGGGCGCCGTCGGGGCCCTTCGGTGGCTTGGTCTTGTAGAAGTTGCCGTCTGGCCCGGTCGAGAAGAAGGTACTTCCCGACTTGACACTCCACATCTTGCCCTTCGGCGGATCCGAGTATCCCCACGGATTCGGCGGAGCGACCGGAGCGACCGGAGCCTGTGCGTTTGCAGGGCTGTAGAGGTCTACGCCGGAAGCACCGAGTTTTCCTGTCTTGGTCACGTCAACTTCGAGTTGAGGCTGGACGCCTGAGACAGGCGCTGCCGGGGGAGCCGCAGGTGCCGTGACACCCGTCCCGTCGTCCCAACCACCTGCAAACGTGAAGGTGCCCTTCTTCTTCGTTCGCTTCGCGTAGAGCCCGCCGATGAACGACTCGAAGTCCTTGCGGATGTTCTGCTTGCGCGCGAGCGCAAGGTCGAGGAACTCCGCGACCTTCTTCGGGTCGTCTTTGAACTTGGCCTCGCTGGCAAACTTCGAGAGAAGTTGCGTGTAGTCACTGTCGCTGATGGCTTCGATGCGCTCGATCGCACCAGTCATCTCCTTCGGGTCGAAGGACATCGAGCCGTCAGCGAACGCCTTCCAGAACTTGTTGTAGTAGGGTTCGTTTTCGACTTTGTTCGGGTGGTAGTCGATTGCGAGCTTGTCACCGTCAGCCGATTCGGCGGTGCCGGGCAGCATGAACTTGAAGCCCTGCTCCTTGTCGACGGAAAGTAGTGCCCCGTCAGGACGACGAACAAAGTTTGCTGCGTGCGTATCGTGCTGCGACATCAACCAGTCGAGGGCGTGCTCCTCAGCAACGTCCTTCCGCTCACTGTCCGTCAGAAGCGAAGGGTTCGTCCCTGCAGCGCCGAGAGGCGTGGCACCTGCCATCCAAGGCTGGATCGAGGCGGGGATGCCTTTGTAGCCTTCGGGGACATTGCCCACAGGAATAGACTTCCCGGGCCGAACGACGCTGGAGACCTGAGAGAACATCTCCTGCGCTGCGATGCGGAAAGGCTCGATCTTCGCCTTGTTCTTCGACCGGGCCAACTTGACGAGGTACTTCCCGTCCGGACCTGCGAAGAAGAACTTCTCGCCCGCTCCTCCAATACCAGAGGCTGCACCCTCCGGTACGAGAGAGCTGATGGACGGTAGCTGGGGCGGTGACAGGATACTGCCCATCGGAGGAACCGAGATCCCCCCGAGGTCTTTCTTCTTCTTCTTCCCCGCCTTTGTGGCGAGAGAGACCTTACCAGCCTCGAACTCGAACGTGTCGGTCATGCCGATGTCGCCGCGTTCCTGAAACACGCCGGTGAGGAAGGCTTCCAAGTCCTTCCTCACGTTCTTCTTGCGCTTGAGGATCTCGTCCTTGAGCACAGTCAGCTCTTTCGGAGAGCCACCCTTGGCACCGAGGTAGGGACCGAGGTTCGCGAGCCAAGCATCGTCAGAGATGTCCTCGATCTTCTCGATTGCAGGAAGCATGGCGCTGACCGGCAGGTCAACTTTCTTCTTCTTGAAGAGGTCGAACAGCGCTCCGTAAATCAGAGGTGATGGGTTCGGCTTGTACGTCGTGTCGAGGCTGTCTTTGCCGATGAACTTGAGAGCTTGATCCTTGTCAATCCCAACAACGTTGCCGTCATTGGTGAGCATGAAGTTCGCAGCCTTCGCGTCGTGACTGGCAAGGGCCCAGTCAAGGACGCGCTCCTTCATCAGCCGCGCGAGTTGGTCGGGAGTCAACGTCGTCAGGTCAACCTTGCTGAGGTCGGTCTTGATGTTCGGGATCATCGGCTGAACGGATCCTGATCCAACACCGCTCACAGTTCCAACAGCAACAGGGATGGCGCCTTCCGCGCCGAAAACCTTGGCAGCGATATTCGCGTAGGCAGCAGCGGCGAGCGCAGGAGCATTCGCGCCCGTTTTGAAGAGGAAGGTGTTTCCTGCTGCATCTTTGACGAACTGCTTTGGATGCGCTCCACCCAACGAAGCCTTTGCGTCACCGACGAGAGACAAGGTCGTCAGAGGCGGGATGGCAGGCAAGCCCAGACCTCCCGATGTGACGGGAGCGGTCTGGGTTGCGGTCGGTGTCGTTGTGGTGGGAGCAGGCGGGGCTGCCCGGGGAGTCTTAGGCCCCTTGAGGATGACAACCACCCTGAACGCTTGTCCGACAAGGGCGGATGTGTCGGCAGCGTGAATGCCGTCGAGCCACCACTTCCCACCGATCTTCTCGAAGGTGAACCCTTTGGGGTTCTGAATCGTGACGCCTTCCTGCCCATTGTTCAGGTCCGCAAGGTTGAAGGTCACGAAACCGGGCGGGGCCGGAGAGGTGGCAGGAGGCGTCGGAAGAGAGATTGCGGCCACAGGGGCAGGGGTCGGAAGCGGGACCGGAGCTGCAGGAGCAGGAGCCGGTGTCAGCATTGGTGATGCAGCCATCGGCTTGAACTTCACAACGTCGATGTCGTCGTCGTCTTCGTCCGACGTGACATTGACGAGACCAGCTTTCTTGGCTGAGGCAATCGCCTTGTTGACCGTCTTCGCGGCTTTCGCAAAGTCGTCTTCGGAGGCGTCGTCACCCCCGGCCAAGGCAACAGTCGCGTCAACGTCGTTGCCGTGCTTGTGCAGCGACTCCAGCGCCTTGAACTCCATTGATCCGGGCGCGAAGTTTAGGATCTTCGCCGCGTTTGCAACCTCAGGCGCAACCGGGTTCAACCCGGGAACAGCGAAGCCAAGCGCAGCGGCCTGCGCCTTCCAGTTTGCTCCGTAGACCTTCAGCAGCACCGAAGTGACCTGTGGGTTCTTCAGCAGCTTGAGGTCGGTCGTCGGGTCTTGACCGAATTGGACCGCGTGAAGGTAGGCGTCCAGCGGAACAGACGCTGTTCCGCCGAGCGCAGCCTGCACATCAGCCTTCGTGATCGCCTGTGGCGACACAGGGGCGGCAGGACCGGGGCTGGGCTGAGGTACCGGCGCCGATGCAGGCTGCAGGTCGTGGAGGGGCTCCGCCGCGCTCGACTGGCCTTCCTTCGTCAGCACGTCCTTCAGGGTCTTGTTCAGATCCTTCAGGATGAGGTCGGTCGCCGCCTTGTAATGCTTCGGGATCTCCCCGATGACTGTGTTCGCCAGAGGCGTCCCCGGCTCCGGGTCTACAAGGTCGTCGATGTACTTGAAGACATTCGCGTGCTTGATGTGGACGGGAACGAGGCCGAGGCTCTTGTTCCCGTCCTTGTGTTTGTACGCGTAGACGAACTTCGGAGTGATCCGAAACGCAGAGGCTTCCGCCAGAGCTACGGCTTCAAGCAGCGACATCGCCTGCTTCGGACTGGAGTCGGTCATGCGAGCCTCAGGCGAACGTGGTGAACGGAACCGTATGGTCCTCAGGCCAGCTCAAAGCCACCAATCTCAGGGTCCTCTTCAACCGCAAGCGCGATCTCGATGCCCTTCGACTTGGCCTCGTACTTCTCCTTCGCACGGGCGCGGGCGATCAGCTCGACGGCGCGACGGTTGATGCCTTGCGTCCTGCCGAACAGTGGGTTGGCCGAGTCGCGAGCGTCGAAGCAGGCGTCGATGAGCGCCTTCTTCTCGGAGTCGGTCAGCTCACCATTCTCCAACCCAATCTTCTTCGCCGCATCGCGAAGGAGCTTCTGAGCGCGAGCCGACTTGTTCAGGAAGTCCTTCACCGATGGCCCAAGGCCCTTGGCCGTGAAGGCGATGCCATCAGCGATGTCCTTGTCGGTCATCGTCTTGATGTCGACGCTGCTCGACTTCTTCCCGACGGAGGGCGTCACCTTGTAGAGATCCCACGCCAGCGCGAGGCTGTAGAACGCTTGACGGGCCTCGGCGAAGGGCCCGTAGATGCCGTCGACAGCGTGCTTCATCTTCAGGCAGGCGGATTCGGTGTCCATCGCGGCCCGCTTCGCGGCAATGCCGCCGTCCGCGATGGCTGCCTCTTCGGCAAACTTGGCCACCTTCGCCGCAGCCTCCTCCAAGTCGTCCCCGGACTTCACAGCTTCGCGGAAGCCATTCGCCGCCTTGAGAGCGTCCCCCGGGATGTCCGTGCTGGCTCCAGCGTCCTTGACTCCCTTGGACTTCGCAGCCTCAAGGATGGAGCGGGTCTGATCGGCGAGGCGCTTGAGGTCGGACATCGAAACTCCTGATGAGAGGTCGGGACGGGAGACCGTACCCCAACGCAGAAGTCCTCTCAAGAATCAAGGACCGCTTTGGCCGTATCTTTGGACTTGTCGAGCGCCTTCAGAGCCTGCTTCCCTGCCTCTTCAATGAGGGGCGCCAAGAAGTCGTTGACGTCTTCGTTGGCGTGCTTGCAGTAGGCAAGAACCTTGTCGAGGGCCTTCTTGGTGTTGCGATTCATTTGCACATAGATGTGCTCTTGCTTGCCGAACGAAAACACCATGAAAGAGAGGTTCACCGTGTCGCCGTGCTTGGCGAAGAGGTGCTGAAGGATGTTGGAGAGGTCTTCGACTGTCTTGGCTTCCTTGGCTTTGTCGTCGAACTCGTCCTGTAGCTCTTTCGGGAGCGACTTCTTCAGCCCGCGCTTCACATCGCCGACGATCTTCTGGAAGCCCTTTGTGTCAGCGTAGCCCATCAGCTGTTGGAGAGCGTCGGCGCCGTACTTCGTCGCCATTTCTCCGTAGAGCTTGGCGAACTTCTCTGGATCCAGTTTTCCCTTCAACACGTTCAATCGAACGGTGACGAACTTCTGAAGATCCTCGTCTTGCCACTTCGAGTCTGAAAGGACCGCACAAGGCAGTTCGTCGAGCCCAATGATCTTGGCTGCCTGCCAGCGATGCTCGCCACCGATGATGCGATAGGTGCCGTCGTCCATCGGCACCACTTCGAGGGGATCTAGGAAGCCCACGTCGCGGATCTCGTCGACGAGACGCTGAAAGGTGATCTCGTCTTGACCCTGTGGGTTCCACGAGTTCGGGTGAATGAGGTCGATGGGGATGTGACGAAGTTCGATGCGACCGGGTTTGACGTCAGGATTGCTCAAGGGGGCGTCCTATTGGATGACTTCGACGAGGGTAGCGCTCTTGGAAGCAACCACCTTCATCTCATTGGTGAACTGGTGAAAGAGCGTGTCGCGATCCGCGTCAGATGACGCGTCCAGAGCCTGCAACCAAGCCTCGTCGCCGAAGCGAGACCGCCACCGTTCGACAACCGAGGCGAGGAGGTTCAGTTCACCTGCGAGAAGTTCGGCGGTGATTGGCCACGGGTTGTTCAATTGGACTCCGGTTCGTCGGTTTGTGACTTGGCAGCTTTGGCAGCGGCAGCAAGGGCACCGAGGCCATACACCACCTCGTCGTCGTCGTCGACCACCACCAAGCGGAGGCCCACCGACTTCTCGATCTTGGAGAGGAAGCGGAGACGCTGCTCGATGGACGCACCACTCCAGTCCGCCCCCGAGAGAAAGTCGAGGCAGATGAGCGAGATGAGCGTGGAAGGCGCTTTGGTGTCGCGACCAACCAGATCCTGTGCGCGCTTGAGGGCAAGGTTCACCGTCTCAGCCTGCTCAGACTCCAACTGGAAGACCTTGCTGACCCACTTCCGGTCCACGAACGCTTCGCTGGCGGTGTCCGCGTAGTCGCCGGTCGGGCGAGCTTTCGGTGCTGGAGGTACCGAGTGCGGAATAAGTATTGCTTTACTGGGCTCTGCGCCCGGTATCTCAGGTGAGTTCTCGGTTGGAAGCATCCCCTCAGGAATCTCGTTGGAGGCCAAGACGGGGTCTGGCTGACGTGCGATGTCGGCTTGAATCTGGCGGGCCTGTTCCATCGCGACGGTGCGCTTGATGATCTCGACCAGTGTCGTGTAGTTCACCGTCTCTGCGCGGTCGATCCACTCGACCATGTTCGCCTTCGTGAGAACGCGGACCAGCTCTCGGGCCTTGGACCAACCCAAGCGGATGAATCGCTTCTTCAGTTCCGGGTTCTGTCCGAGTCCGTCCAGTTCCACTTCGACGCGGTAGAAAATGCGTACCAGACGCTGCGCCTTCTTGTAGTGAAGGGACAGCTCCTTCTCGGCAAATTCACCGATGTTGTTGTAGCCCCACTTTGCCAGCACGGAGCCGTTCTTTGGATCGCCGTCCACCGGGGCGTCGTAGATGCGGTAGAGAATCTCGCCGAGTTCGAGGTAGCCCGTCTCGACTTGCTCTGCGAGCACCCGGGCCCGGTGTCTGATGCGACCTGCCCACGACTTCGATCCCACGTCGACGTCGACTCGGTAGTTCTTGGGCTCCTCTTCAGGGTTCGGGATCAACGTCAGAGCGGCGGTTGGGTTCGTCAAAGATTCCTCCACGGATTGGCTGCGGCGGGCCAAAGAAAGACAGCTCCCATGCCCGTATCTCAGTCGCTCGTCCAACGGGAGAGTCGCGGTTCATCAGCTCGCCTTCGACGAGGACGTAACAGCCTTTCTCCAGTTTTCCGCGACACGCCTCAACGAGCCCGTCGATGTAGACGTTGATTTTGACGCAGACCGTCAAGCTTCCTCGGTTCGTGGGACGCTCGGACTCGATGAAGAACGTGCAGGCGTCCGCGCCTTGGACGTGGGTTTTGGAGAAGGTGATGCGATCAGTGACGTGTCCAGCAATGAAGACTCGGTTGAGGCCGCGCATTCAACCATCCTTCGCAGAAGCAAGACCTCCGCACTATCGCGGCAAGCGACTACAGCCGCAAGTGCGTCATAAGGGTGCTCAATCTGGCTGGCTGGGATACCAGATTTCGTCATCAAGCCGGTGGGCCCCACGAGGTCGGCACGGAAAAGAAGGTTCAGCGATGCCTGTACCTCCTCTTTGGATGCGGACTTATTCTGGCACATGGTCTTCTTGATCTCTTGCGGGGACGCCTGCGTCACAGGGATCCTCTTGAGCGCCGAGAAGGCCGCAATCACCCCCCAGCACATCGCCATCTTCGCCGCGACGGAGGAGCTTCGGGGGAAGGACATCGTCTCCGCGCAGATGATTTTGATGTCGTAGGACGACACCACAGAGTTCAGCCACGAGGCGATCTCTTTGGCACGCTCCAGATTGTCGTCGGAGGCTCGGACCTTCCGCTTTGCAGTCGCCTTTGAGGTGCGACACACAGTCATCTTCACCGGACGGTCGTCCTGTGGATTTGGTCCGACGGCGTAGACGCAGAGGCCGATCGACGCGAAGCCCGGGTCGATGCCCAGCACGTAGAGAGGCCGGAAAGAACCAAGCGGGGCGAGAGGAGACTCGTTCATCGTCGACTCGGTGGGATGCGAGCGGCGGTTCGCTCTGTGAGAATGACTACGCCAAGGACGTCGTCAGCGTCTTTGGACGAAAGGCGCCCATCGGTGAAAACAAAGCGTCTGTCTGAGTTTCGTTCAATTGAAGCGATGGTGGACGGTACGAGAGGGCTTTGAGATTTCCCCCATGCGCTCTCGTAGAGAACGCACGCGCCGCAGATGAACAGCGGCGACTGTCGACCAACAGTGATGCCCCACCGGGCTTGTGGCTTGTCGCACTTGGCGCAGTGGGCGCCCCACAGCTTCTGCGGAAGAGGGTTGACAAGGCTCAGAGATGCAAGTGGGTCGTCGCGCATCACGGGCTACCGAAGCAGGCTTTGGAAACCGGGCACGCCTTAGCGCGAGCGCAGGAGTCGTTGCCGCAGATGCGGTCGGGCAGGGTCTTCGATTCCATACCGGACCATACGGACCTGATGAGGTTGCGGACAAGGTCGATGGTGTCCTCGTCGCGGTCGATGTGATGCTCCACGAGGCTGCCAAGCCCGCTCTCGGCCTTCTGCCAGTAGAGGATCTTCCCCCACTTGAACCCGGTGAACATCATGTAGATGTGGGTCTGCACCATGTGCGCGATCTGTGGCACCTGCTTGATCTCCCGTCCGCCGCGCTCCCCGATGCTTTTGATCTCAAGGATGCCCATGCCTTGGAGGCCGGGAAGCACAAGGAACCCGTCGCTGTGCCCCGTCAGTCGCAGCGCGTGGTCGACGAACTTGTGCTCGATGAATCGGAACGCTGCGCTTTCGCACTTCAGGCACACCTTCGGCATTGGCCGGGACCAGTCCTCCGGGCGTGTACCGTCGATGTATTCGCCGTATCGCTTCAAGCACCCCAAGCACTCCCACGTCCCGTAGAGCACGCCCGACTGGCCAAGCAGCTCGTTCTGAACAGCCCAATGGAGGGCGGTTCCGTGCAAGAAGGTCAGGTTGAGGCCGACGTCGACGGTGTCCCTCCGAACGATCTTGTTGAGAGTGCAGAGCACCTCTTCACGAGCGCAGAGCGATGGAATTCCAGACGCACGGAGGTAGCTGGCGACGGGATCGAGCGGTTGTTTCGGCTCATCCCGAACAAAAGTCTCAGAGATGATTCGGAGAAGCGACCCATGGCCGGTCTCTCCCCGCAGTACGTTGGCAAGGCTCATGTCCGGTGGAGTAACAGACTCAGTCGACCGTTCCCCAGAGGACGTCCATCCAGTCGCGCCGTTTCCCAGCTTCGGATGCAGGGGACTTCCAGCGATGCCCGGACGGCTCGACAAAGGTCTCCTCGGTGTCGTTGCACTCGCAGTCGGCTCGATGCTCCTGTTTGACAGCGAGGAATAGGTGTCGGGCACGCCCGGGCTCGTGGTTGTCCTCCTCGGCCTCCTGCATTGAGAACGACTTCCGCACGAACGCTATGTCTTTGTCGCTCACGACGGCGTTGAGACGAGATGCGCTGACGTGCCACGTTGGGGTGGTGGCTTCCTTGTCGATCGGGGACGTCATCAGGTCGACGGCGCTGATCACCAGCAGCCCACCGCACTTCCAAGCAGCGGACTTTTCCTCAAGAACCCCGGGGCTCTTTATAGGTTTCCACATGGGAGAGGACGGATGTCTGGGGGTCATGGAGCCTCGTCAGTCGCCGGATGCGAGTTTTCTCATCCGCTCGAAAACATCAAGCGGGATGACGACGAGGTCAATAGGCTTTGAAGACGGACTGTGGTGCTTCTCGAAGGTGATGAACAGCGCTGGGTCTTGTCCAGCAGCGCGAGCGCCATCAACAACCTGCAGCCACCATTCCCGTTTGATGGACATGGTCGCCGTCTCAGTACGCTTATGCTCGACCCAGAAGTCTCCGATCGTGAGGTCGCCTCGGAGGGTGATGGTTTCAGGTCTTTCGTCGCCGGTCTGGGCTCGGATGGCGTGCCTTGAAAGCCGCTTGGCTCCTGACTGCGGGAGGCGCTTGCCACCCAGCTTGTCGGCAAGCCGGGTCTCGTGCTTCTTTGATCGCTTGAAGCGGTCGTAGTTGGGGTCCAACCACTTTGGAAGCGCACGCTTCTCCGGGGGATCCTCCTCACTCATCGATGCGCTCCCACGTGTGTTCACAAATTCTGCAGGTGCAGACGACCTTTATGGGGAAGGTCAGCCCTGCACCCTGCTCGACAGTCACAAACGACATGGCGCACTTGGGGCACTCGTCAACATCAGGGATGGGATCGACGGAATCGGACTGCAGCGCGGCGATGACAGCATCGGTGGCTTGACGGTCGATCGCAGGTGGAGTGAACACACTCCGAAGAAAGTCCTCCATCGGGTCGGCGCTTTCGACGCCGTCGTCCGTCAAGTTCCCTGCTGAACCGACTTCAGCAGGACGTCCGTCACCATCCGCTTGAAGATCGGGTCCGCCACCAGTCGCTTCTCGATTTCCGACTTCTTGCCAAAAGACTCCCCGAGAATTTTCCATGACGTTCCTCCTCCCGAGACAAGCCCGAGTCGCTCCGCGTGATCGAGGATGAAGTCCTCGTAGTAGAAGTCGCCCAGAGACTTGCTCTCAGAGTCCGACAACATCATGCGGAAGTCGTAACCGACCTTCGCGGTGCTTGACTTCGACTTGTCGAGAGAGAAGCCAAAATCCGCGTAGAGGGGGCGTTCGCCAAGCTCGTCCATCTTGAACTTGCCGGTCTTCATCTTCATCTCGGTCCAAGACATGAACCCGGGAGCCAGTCCGCCCGGAGTGGTCTCAGGATTGCCAAACATGACACCGATCTTCATTCGGATCTGGTTGGTGAAGAACAGCGTGGGCCTCTTCCCGGTATCCGTCATGACCGAGTTGAGGGCAGCGGTGAACTTCCGTACACCCTTGCCGAGCACTCGCGCCTGCTGGCCCATCAGGTCCTTCTCGATGGCCTCTTCAATCTCCTTGGCAGGGGTGAGGAAGGCGATGGAGTCGATCGCCAAGATGTCACACTTGCCAGACCGCAGGAGAGCCTCGCCGATCGACAGTGTCTGTTCGGCGTATTCGGGCACGGAGATGAGCACTTTGTCGAGGTCGCAGAAGCGACTGGCCCAAGCGGCGTCCAGCGCACCTTCGACGTCGATGTAAGCGATGACTGGCTCTCGGGGTCGCTTGCAGATGCATCGGTCCATATACATCCAGCACTCAGCGCACATCTTTTGAGCCTCTCCGAAGGTCGAGTAGAGGGCTGTGGTCTTGCAGGAGGACTTGTGGCCGATCAGCGTATGGACACCGCCTTGCGCCCATCCGCCCTCCAACGCAAAGTCGATCGGGAAGATGCCCGTCGGGATGCGACGAACCTTCCGGGCTTTGATCTCAGACCCTTGGATGAGAGATTTCTTCCCGTAGGTCTTCATCGTCGCCGCGATAATTTCCGACGACAGCAGAGCACCGAGCTGCGACCTTGAGTCGTAGCCGGGTTTGATGCGCGACGAGATGACGTCCGCCGTGGTCTCTGGAACAGCATCGTCAACAGCAGCGGAGATTGTCTCCGCAACAGACGTCGCATCTGCAGATGCAGTCTCGTCAGTGTCAACGTCTACGTCAGTAGGCTTCTTCTTCTTGGATGCCATAGGGCCTCTTCTCAGAAAGGTGTGTTGGACTTGGTTCCGGATGCGATCTGGCGGATCGCTTTGACTTCGGTCTGGATGCGTTCCTCGGTCCACTTCTTCGCGAAAGAGAAGGCGCCGTCGGCCTCTTCGGGGTAGCAGGGGAGTGAGATGCGGACGTCGATGCGCGCGCTCTCGTAGTTGCCGATGTTCAGCGTCAGCCCGTAGCCGATCTCAACCATCGCTGGAGTGCTGACAAAGGTCCGGACCGCGATCTCCTCGTCCTTCGTCGCTGGGAGGCCGATCTTCCCGTACACCGTCGTCACGGTCGCCGTCGTCGGCTTCACCGTCTGCGGAATCGGGGCAGGAGCGGCAGCCGGAGCTGGAGGTGTTGCGGCAGGCACTCCGATAACGCCAGAGTCGGTGAGAGCGACAGGCTCGGCGCGTGCTGCTTTGCCGGACGGGTAGACACGGATGCTTTCGCTCGGAGGTGCTTTCGTCTTGCGCGCTTCCGGCTTGAGCCGAGGACGGCCCGTAGGCGTCAGCAGAGGCACTCCGTTCTCGTACAGGTGCGTCTCGGGGGTCACGAGAACACCCTTGATGGTGACGGCATCACCGGCAGTGAGACTGGCGACAGTGGTGATTGTGGTGGCGTCAGCCGGTGGTGGCGCTGCAGGGGCAGCGGACGCTTCTGGCTCAGAAGGAGCGGCGGTCTGCTGGATCAGCGCTTCGGCTGCTGCCACCTGCGCGTTGACTGCGGCAATGGCCGAGTCAACGGCTTGGTCGAGGGCAGAAGGAACGACGGTCGGCTGCATGTGGAACTCCCGGTGACTGCGTGCTTTTGTCGAAGTAACAGGGTTCCCGAGGGCTCACTCCCACCCTTTCGTTTTGTAGAGGCGATCTCGGTAGGTCGCCGACTTGACGCACAAGTTGACCTTCGGGTCGATGATGTCCACCACGATGGGGTCTTTCTTCCCGTCGATGGGGCGAAGGATGCGACCCACCGCCTGCTCAACATCCGAAAACGGCGTGGTCAAGAAGATCGAATCGAGCATGGGGATGTCGAGCCCCTCTTCGGCAAACTGGCGAGTCGCGAAGATGACCTGCGCCTCTGCAGCCGTCTCCAGTTCCTCCTCCTTCATGCCGCCGACGTAGAAGCCGGTTGTCGGCACAGGTGTCGACTGCCCCGTCTTCCACAGCTGCTTGAACATCGCCTCCAGCGTGTCGAGGTGATTGAGGCGTTCTGAGAGGACGATGGGCTTCCGGCCTGCGACCACTGCGAGGACGATCTGCTCGGCGATCATCTTGTTTCGCGCCGCGTTGCTGCACATGAACTTGAGGAGGACGTTCTTCGAGATGACATCAGGATTGAGGGTCGGGGTCTGGATGAGCTTGAAGTCCGTCCACACGCGCCGCACCTTTGGCTTCATGCGCTGCTCGGCAGAGGTGAAGATCACCGGACCGATCTGCTTCAGGAAGACCTCTTCCGCCCCGTCCTTGCGGCGAGGGGTTGCGCTCACGCCCAAGCGCCAGCGGGCGCGGAACCGGGTGTGCGCGCGCGACCAAGACTCTGCCGCCGTCCGATGGCACTCGTCGGTGATGACCAGCCCCGGCCAGTCCCAGAAGTCCTCGCCGTAGTCACGGTCGCCCACCAAGCTGTGAACCATCGCGATGGCAACGGAGTAGCCCTTGAACTCACTTCGGTCCTGCTGAACGATCCCGATCTTCGCTCCGGGGAGAAACTGAGCGATGCGGTCGCGCCACTGATTCAGCAGAAACTCTTTGTGGACGATCACCAGAGTCGGGCAGTTCATTCGAGCCATCGCCGCGCACGCGAAGACAGTCTTCCCCCATCCGGTGGTCGCTCGGATGATGCCTCCACCGAAGCCGTTCCCAAAGGCAGCGGACATCTTGTCGATCGCCTCCTGCTGAGTCGGTCGAAGAGAACCGGCGAACGTGAAGGGGCCGTCCCACAAGTCTTGGCGACCCGTCGTCGTCATGTCGACGATCTCATGGTGTTCCTTACGGTTCTCCATGAAGTAGGAACGGGGAATCCCAATGAAGTCGGGCTTCTCAACGTAGAGCGGGATAGGGGCAGGAGGTGGGCCCGGATACCCGGGGAAAGCGCGAGGAGTGACGGTGAGCGTGGCCTTGAGTGCGCTTCGCTGCATGTGTGTCAGCTCTGCCAACGGAATCCACGCGTGCGTGTCCACGACGATCTTCATTTTAGGCGCCCTGCCTGAAAGTTGTGCAACGCCCGCAAGGAATGCTGGGCAGATGAGGTCCGTGCATTGTGTAACTCGCACTCGCGACGGACAGTTGCGTACCAATCCACTGGAGGAAGGTCGGTCGGTACGCGGGTCATCCACGAGATTGGGATGCGCAAGTAGCCCTCAGAAAACTGAACGAGGACATCCATCTTGTTCAGTCCGCGATGGAGGCGGACAGCCAAAACACGCATGGCAGCACCCTGTGAAAAAGCCCGTGCGCAGCAGAAATTGCTGCACACGAGCCATGCTCAGACGCAGCGCGTCAGAACGGAATTTCGTCGTCGACAGCTGCTGTTGAACCCTTGCCACTGTCAAAGTCGCGGGTGTTCTCAGAGGCGTCAAAGCCTCCCAACAGATCCTTGACCTCCTTCGGGGTCTTCGGGGCGTAGATCGCGTCGTAGCGGAAGGGGACAAGCTTCCGGACGATCTTCCCGTCGGCGCCCTTGCTGATGGCGAACACGCGCGAGAGCTTGGCAAACGCCTCTGCGCTCTCGTCAGCAGCGGTGTAGAGGTCGGCCAGCTTCTTTCCCTTGTAGGTCACGAGGTCAAACAGCTTCGTCATGTCGACGTCGCGCGTGTACTCGTAGTCGTCTCCGACTGCAGGACTCTTGTCGGTCTCGCGGGTGACCTTGTAGAGCCGCCCGATGAGCGACTTCCCGTCTTTCGCCAAGTCCTGCATCTTGCGGTCGAGCTTCTGCGAAGTCTTGAACTTCGCAGGCAGCACCTTGATCTCGTACTGGCGGACGGTGCCCTTTTTGTCGGTCCACTTCGAGGTGTCGACAATCGTCAGCATCGAGACGCGGTAGCGCGAGTCCTTTCCTGCAACTTGGCAGCAGGCAGGCTCGCCATCTTCGGTCACCGGCGCGAGGCAAGTGATCCAGTTCTTCCAGTTCCCGTTGAGCTTCAGGTTGTGCTCGTCAAAGGTGAACGGTGCGTCGTCAACAAAGACGAAGTCGCGAGAGTCCTTGGCAGGCATCCAGACCCGGTCCGGTTCCCACGTGAACATGTCGCTCTTGCCGCCGCCGCTGTCCTTCGAGAAACCTGTCGAGTACCAACTCTTTCCAGCCATTGTTTTTCCTTCGGCTTCCGTCTGGGAAGCACTTGCTGTTGTCCCTTGGTTGATGTGCTTGTCGGGACGTCCAAGCACCCAAGATGTAACAGGGTCTCAGTGAGTTCCAACGGCGTTCGGTGATCCAAGGGTCTCAGCCAACTCCAGAGCCGAGAGTTCGTCCGGGTCGCGGTTCATCGGGATCTTTGCGATGCGCGTGGGGATGCGCGTGAGCAGGACGTCCTTCATCCGGTCCGCTGCTTCAAGCCCGGGGGTGTCGCCGTCGGGGAGGATCACGATGTTCTTGAAGAAGCGAACGAGCTTCTCGATCTGGATGCGGCTGACGTGCGTCCCCATGATGGCGACGCCTTGGTAGCCGTGCTGCCAGAGGTGGATCGCATCGAAGAATCCCTCGACGATGACGCCGGTTCCCTCGCCGCCCTCCTTCAGTCGGACCTCTCCGTAGAGGTAGCGGTCGCGCTGGAAGCCGAAAGAATGCAAAAACTTTCGTTTGCTTTCCCCCTCAAGTGAACGACCTGAGATTCCAACAAGTCTTTTTTTGCAGTCGCGGATGGGGATGGCGATTCGACGGGCCGTGCGGTGCCAGCGGAACTCCCAATCAGCAATGGACTTCTCATCGAGCCCTCGGCCCTTGAGGTAGTCGAACGACTCGCCGTCAAGAGGGTCGAAGGCCAGCAAGTCATCCTCTGCCAAGACAGTCTCCGGCACGTCGTAGGCGTAGCCAAGCGCAGCCTGTGCGGTCTTCGCGGAGAGCCGGATGCCGCCCACGTCCATCGGCCCGGTTGGGCGACGTTCGGCCCTCTCAAGCGCAGCCTTCAGGATGTCGGTTGACGACATCGAGTCACGGTCCTTCGCCAGAACCCACTGGAATATCTCCGAGAACGCAGCGGTGTCGTGGCCCCCGGTGGTCATCAGGGACCGCAGCCGGGTCAGCAACTCAAGGACGGAGCCCTTCGCGTTGCAGGTGAAGCAGCGGTAGTGGCTGGGCCCGTCGTCAATACGGATGCCGAAGGAGGAACTCTTGTCTTCGCGCGTCTTGTGCAGCTTCGTAAATGGAGCGAACGGGCATGACGCGTTCACCCATCCAGACATGTTCTGTCGGATGCGGTTGCACCCAATCTTATCCAAGAGGTAGGTGATGTCCTCGGCTTGCATGCCACCCCCTGTAACACCGATCAGGTGATGTCGATGACCGACTTGTTGACGCGCTTTCGTTCTTCAACAAGCAGCTGAACGTAGAATTTGTCGAACCGCTTAGTTTTCGTGGCGCCGCCTGGCTCGCGGCGGTGAACGGAGTCCCGCTCACGCCCGTAGGAGGTGAGCGAGATGGCTTCTCGGCTGCTCGACTCAGAGACCATACGGTACTTCTTGAGCTGGGCGAGGGCGATGTCCATCGCGGCGTTGAACTTGGTCGGGTCGAAGTTGTCTGTGTTCGGTGACGACTTCACAGGAACCTTGTTCCTACTGTTTGCAGGGCGCGCGCGAGGCAAGTCCGCGCGCAAGAAAATGGCAAGAACCATGTGCTTGAAGAGGAAAGGGTAATCCGGAACCTTGAAGCCGTCTTCAGCCACACCAACCTCCTAGAACAGGTCGCCGATAGGGTCGTCAGCAGCCGCGTCAGGCCCGCTCGGAACGCCAGATGGGGCGAACGCGGGGGAACCGCCGAAGTTCGCCTTCGGAATCTCAGAGAAGTCCATACGCTCGAAGTCCCAGTTGCACTCGATCTCCTCGCTCTCGCCCTCGCGCACCTTCAGCGGCTTGAAAGCCATGCGGCGGTTCTTCTTCATCTCCTCGGTCTGGATGAGGCCGAAGATGAGGTCAGCGTTCCAGCCTGCCACGTCCGTCATCGCGATGCTGTCCGCCTGCACCGTCTTGGCTTGGTTGACCTTCACCTCGCGGTTGAACTGCATGGTCGCAACCACCGCTGCCTTGCTGCGCTTGGCAATGCGTTTCAGCTCGTCGAAGACGTTGGCAGCTCGCTCGGTCCGGGTGAGCCCGTGGACCTTCAGCAGGTACGCGCCGTCGACGATCACGAGGTCCGGCTTCTCATCCATCACGATGCCTGCGAACGAGTCCATGCTGAAGTCGAAGTCGCCGCCGACGATGTTCAGGTTGGGGCTGTTCTCGATCGCTTTGATGCCGTCGCGGATGCGCTTCTCCGTGAACGAGTCGAGCTTGCCGCGTCTGAAGTCGCCGTAAGGGATCCTGAACTTCGTGGCGAGGTAGCGCATCGCCATCGTTTCCTTCGACATTTCTGTCGTCGCGATGAGCACCTTCTTGCCCTGATCCCATGCCGTCCCCGCGAGGAGGATCGCCGACCACGTCTTGCCGATACCCATGCGGGCCACGAACAGGACAAGGTCTTCCGGCCAGAGCCCCAGCGTCGAGTCGTTGATGGTCGGCCACGGGGTCTGGATGCCGCGTTCGCCTCGCTTGATCTTCTCGTAGTACTCGATGACCTTCCCACCCAAGCCGGGGATGCTCTCAACGAGAGCCGTCCGGGTGTCGAGCTTGCGCATCTCGCGCAGCAGGTCTTCGACAGCAGCCTGACCCTTCGCAGGCTCCCCCAAGTCGAGGAGGTTGATGAGGTGCTTCACCCCACCGTGCAGAGTGGTGTGCAGCTTCCGGTCGTAGGCAGCGTTGATCAGGTACGGGAGCGGATCGGTCGTCGGGGCAGGAACGAGCACCCCGGTCTCTCGCTCGACCAGCGAAGCCGACGGGACGTCGTCGTAGGTCTTGTAGAACGCTGTGGCGAAGTCGTAGACGACCTTGCCATCCCCTTCGAGGAGGTCAGCTCGGAAGCCCTTCTCAGCAAGAAGACGGATGCTCTGCTTGCCTCCAGCGAGGACTGCGGAGACTAGCGACAGGTCGAGATCGGCCACTCAGCCCCCAAGGTCTTTTCGGAGTTGCAACGACGCTTCATCTTGCCGCTCGGCTCCTTCACAGGAGACCGCGTGGAAGGTTCCGCGCATGGAATGAAGGATCGACGGGTAGTCGATTGAAAAGTCTTCTGGTCCGAGTCTGGTAGAGAGCACCGTGGTCTTCCCACGCGCAGACCGGCTTTTCAGTAGATGCTCCACGTCGCTGATGCCGAACGTGAAGTTGCGAAAGTCGTCTGCTGCAAGGTCGTCGATGACGAGGATGTCGACCGTGCGTACACGAGACATGATGGACTCTGACGAGTCAAAGTCTTCGTTCTCTTTGAGGGACTGCCGAAGCTCTTTCACTGTCGTGTAGTAACCGACGTGGCCGTGTTCCCAACCGGCTTTGAGGATCACGATGCCACCGCAGGTCTTGCCCGATCCTGCGGGGCCAAAGATCCAGAAGCCCACCCCTCGGCGAAGCATCGAATGGATGTTGGCGACGTAGCGGTGAATCGGACGCTTCAGTTCCAGAGTCAGCTTCTGGTAGATCGAACCCCACAGGCGTTCAGGTACGTTCATGCGACGCAGGGCCCACTCGTCGCACACCATCAGCGGAGGCTGGGGAGGTGCCGGGGGAGCCATCATTTCTTGACACCCGCCTTCGTCGCCCGATGAGCCGCAAGCAGCTCGGGAGGAGGAACCGCAAACGGATCGTGTTTGACCGTCGCCAGCCACTCCGCGTACTCGGTTTTGTTCATCGGGGTTTTGATGAGGCGTCGCAGTTCAGCGAAGACCGAGGCGTGGCATGCGTAGAGCAGGCCGATGGTCGGGACGCCGTCGCGGGTCTTCGTCAAAAGCGGACCGAACTTGTCCCAGTGGGTCACGAACCCTCGCACAAGGTGCTCCACCGTGGCCTCGTCACCACCGTAGCCTTCGAGTAGGTCCGTGATCAGCTTCCCCTCTTTGCGCGCAAGGAGCTTCCCACCTTCGCGCTTGAACCACGTGATCTGCGGCACGTCAGGGAAGGCCGCACCCATCTCCTCGCGCCACGCCAGCTCGATGCGCTGCGCTGCGGGCTTCTGGCTTCGGTACGGGGCATCGCTGGTCAAGTTGGCCTTCTTGCGCTCCTTGGTCCGCTGCTTCTGAAATTTTGCCTCCACCGCAGCCCGGCTCCGCTGCTTGGCCTGCTCCACCACCGCCATCACCGCAGAGAGGTCAGGGGGGACAGCCGGAAGGGCCTCTCCAGCCCCGGGAACGGCCTCGGGAGCCGCGCTAGGGGTACCGGTAGGGGGTTGGGTCGGGTCTGAGGCTCTGGTGCGGTTTGGGAGCGTCACGCGGGGTTCCTCGTTTCGGGGTGGGTCCTCCGAGCCTGTAACCGAGGTTCCCAAGTTTTCCGCTGACAGCCGTGGACTCGGCTCGACGGGGGAAAGGGGGGCGAGCGGAACTGGGGGTTTGGGGGTCGGCTCCGGCTCCGGCTCCGGAAACGAGTTCAACAACGAGTTCGAGTTCAGCAGCGGAAACGAGTTGAGCGGCGAAGCTGAGAATCCTGAATCGAGACTGCGACCAAGGCAGACGAAGGCTGCCGAAGGTTCGCTGCCTGAACCGAAGGGAGAAAGGATCAAATACGAAGTATTTGAGCCTTTCCCCGTAGGGGAAGGCATTCTATGTCCACTATGTATGTACGGATTTTCAGCCGTCGTAACTCCCTGAAAACTCGGCTGAAAGTCGATGTCGTACCCCGTTTCTGATGTTCTCTCAGGGGACATCTGATGTTCCCTGAGGGGACATCGCAACTCGGCGATGTCGCTTTCCGACCCTCGATAATTCAGGGACTTAGCCGATGCGCTTTCGACGGTTTCGGTCTCTTTTCGCTCGCCGGGGACATCGAGCGCTTGCGGACATCTGATGTTACCGGAAAAATTCCAGACTGCTGCGTTTTCAAGGGGTTGCCGCAGATTGAGTTGGATACCGTCGGTCTTCCCGGGAACATCGCACGCTTCTGAGTCGGTCAGAGGCGGGTGGAACCAGAACGGGACATCGAGCCTTTCAACGGGTGGGAGGACGCTCTTGGAGAGCGCGCGCTGAGGCTTCGACTGCTTGAGTTTGGGACCGGCTGTCGGCTTGAGGTGGACGACCGGCATCACGTACCCGGTGGGGAGAGCCCCCGCCTTGTTCAAGACATCGGCTGCCGTCGCATGCTGGTTGGCCGGGGAAAGCTTGCGGTAGGACGTTCCCCAGCAAGCCTTGGCGTGGTCGTTGGCTTTCTCGTACCAGCTTTGCTGCACTGCGTCAGCGTAGACGGCTTCGGCCCATGTCGACCCTTGCGGGCGTCTGATGCCCAGCTCGTAGATTTTGTCACGCCCGGTTCGCCCTCCCATCACGATCCAGCCGAGGTTGGCCAGTTTTCGGAGCTGCTGGTTCACGCGGGGGCGCGAGACGCCTGAGACTTCCGCCAGCTGGGACTGGCTGACCTTGGCTGAGAGGAAGCCGAGCACGGTCCGCTCGCAAAGGTCGTCGGGACCATATGTTTCCTGTCGCCAGACGAAGGCACGTAGCGCGTCGTAGACGGCGAGCGTCTGCAGACCCAGCAGGGATGGTAGGTGAAGTCGATGGCGAAGGTGGAGGACTTGGTCGAAGCCGGTCGGAACTACTGCGCTGCTGGAAGTCTGTGCGCGCGCCTGCTTCGCCATGAGTGCTCCAGAGTGATCCCGCTTCGGTCAGCGGGGGCCAATTCCTGCCGGATGTCCCGAAGGCACGCAAACAGATTCGGCGTGCCTCGCTGTTGACAAAAAACGGCGCCTCAAAGAGCGCCGCTTTTCTAAGAACTTGTGAGACGAATTCTCAACCACCTTTGAGGTGGTTGGCAACCGATGTCGAGACCAGATCCACCAGTGTTTTCGTCAGGGACTCGAAATTCTTGCCCTTCTTGACACGCCTCCATCGGCGCTTGTTGCCGAACATCTTGTGGCAAGCGGCGGTGTCGATGCCATCTCCGATCACGAGCGTTGTGGTCTCAACCTTCAGCTTCGACGCGCGCGTCAGCTCTCGGTGAACGGCATCGTAGGCGGACTTACCATCAAGGGTGTCGTCGTGGTTTGGCTCTCCGTCGGTCAGTAGGATGAGGTGCTTCTTCTCGTACCCTGCGCTCAACCAGTTCAGCGCAATCCGGATCGCTGTCGCCATCGGCGTCGTTCCGATCGCAGGCATCTCGTGGCTATCAGCGACGTCGATGTTTGGTGCGATGCGTGAGATGCACACCGACTTGTTTGACCCGTGGAAGCCCCATGAGTGCATCTCGACGTTCTGGATTTTCAAGGCTCCTCGCAAGATCCGAGCGGCGCGCTCAACTGCTACGGAGGGGTGCCCATCCATCGAGGAGGAGCGGTCGGTGAGGATCAGTACCTTGAACCCGCGCCCGGATATGTCGGTGCGGAACACCGGGCCGACTTGGCCAGACACTCTTTGCGCGATGAGGGCCTGCACATCGATCTCGACACCGTCGTCGGTAAGCGCCTTCGCATTCCGGTTCTTCACGCGGCGGAAGATGTCTTTCATGCGCGCCACCGTGCGGAGGTCATCAGGATTGAGGGCCTGCACTTTGTGTGTCGCGACGTCGATGTCTCTGAAGACCACCCGGTCGCCCACGTTGCGCGTGCTCCAGTCGCGCTCCGAAGGATCAGCCACCTGTTCGAGGGCCTCTTGGATGGTGTCCATCACCTTGACCATGTCCTCCTCGGACTTGTCGAGGAAGGCATCGAGGGCGTCTTTGTTGGAGACGTCGGTCGCGTAGGCGTCTGCGACGAGCTTCCGTGCGTTGGTCGAGAAGCTGTTGTCCTTTACAGCAGAGGGTCTGTCGTTGTTGACCCGATCGAGGGCTGTCTGCATGGGTGACTTCGCTGCCTGACCGATCGCTCTTGCAGCGTCGAGGAGCTTCTTGAAGGCGTCAATCCGCTCTTCTGGAGTGGCGTCTACCTTGGGTGGTTCCCAATCCGCTCCTCCGCCTGCACCACTCCCGTCGCCGCTAGAAGCCGGGGACGAAGGTTGCGTCGAGGACTGTGCGGTGTCGTCAGGTTGAGCCCCCTTGCCACCGCCTTTGGCAGCGGCACCGGCGTCACCGTCACCAGCATCACCGTCGTCCCCATCAGGGGAGTCGTCTCCACCATCAGCGTCGTCTCCGGAGTCTTTCCCCATGTCGTCGAGGTCGGTCTTCATGGTCGACTTGCCTGCGTTGGGAGGCGGCGGGAGCTTCTTGGTGATGCGGATCATCTCAGAGACGATCTGGGTCATCAGCCACTTGCCAATCACGAACGTAGACCCGGGACCCTTGCGCTCAACCTTCTTCAGCGAAGCGACCATCGCAGGCTCGAAGCGGTCGAACACGCCGGAAGGGACCTTCGCGTTGTAGGCCACGCAGAGGAAGTAGCCGATGATGTCGTCGTGGGCAGTCGCCTTCTTCTTCTGGACGATGGCGCGGCTGTGTTCTTCGAGGCGCTTGTAGCTGCCCGGGTAGAGCATGGCCCAGAGGCTGTTGACGCGGTGGTCTTCGATGACGTTCAAGATCGTGGCGACCATGCCTGTCAGGTGGTTGCGGTCGGTGTCATTCATCACCGTGCCGAAGGCAGCGAGGGCTTTTGACACCTGCAGGACGTACTGCTCGCAGAAGGTCTTCTTCGCCTCGAAGTTCGACTTGAACAGGTTGTGCGAGATCTCGTGCTCGACAAATTCGTAGAAGTAGGGGTGGCTGACTGGTGCTCCGATGTTCACGCCGTCGGTGTACGCGAACTTCGCGTCGATCAGGTCCAACCTGCGCCCCAAGAGGCGGCTGAAGGTTGTCACCGTTTTCGTCGCAGCGACGAGTCGGTCCCGTAGGACGCTCTCCTCTGACTCCATCGCGAGCAGCTGCCCGTAGCGTTCAAGGCTGGCAAGGTCGTTGACCAGCGCAAGGTCGGAGGCGAGGGTGATGTGCTTTGTGTTGATTTGCTCAGTGGTCATGTTCACACCTTCTCAGTCAGGGTGTAACCGAAGATCGAGGACACTCGCGCCTTGACCACCGTCTGGTCTTCACCCTCGAACTTGCCGAGGACGATCCGCAGCGCGCGCTCCATCCCGACCGTGGCGCTGTCTTCAAGGACCTGAACGACGTCGCGGGGGCTGAGTGCGTACTCAAGGGCCTTCTGTCGGGTCTCCTGCGCAAGCAGCATTACCTTCTTCATGCTGACCGGGTCGACCTTGCCCGCGAAGTGCGCGGCGATGATCTTGGCCTCCTCCTCGGGCTGGGGGTAGCCCAGCGAGAGCATACGGAACCGGCTCTTGAGGTCTTCGTTCAGCGCGTAGACGCCACCGTAGGCCGATGTGTTCATCGTGCCGACCACCCAGAGCTTCGCGTCCTTCTTCAGCTCGAAGACCCTGTTGCACTCGGGCACCTCCATCCTGCGTCGGAAGTCGGCGATCGGGTTGAGCACCTTCTGCATCTGGGGTGAGAGCCCGTTGATCTCTTCGAGGACGAGGATGCAGGACCCGACCTCGTTGGCGACCTCAAACGCCGTCGTGATGGGGCCGAGGATGAAGGGTGTCTCGTTCCCCTTCAGGACGTACATGCCGAGGAGGTTGGCGCGGCGAACGTCCTCGCTGCAGTCGAAGGTGACGATCGGCGTCTTCGCCTTCGCTGCGTAGCTCTGGAAGGACATCGTCTTGCCGATGCCCTTGGGCCCGACGAGGATGAGGTTCGACCGGAAGGCGAGCCCATCGAAGAGTCCGTGGAGGCCCCAGACGTCGGCGTAGGGGAGGTTGTCACGCGCAGCGTAAGTCGTAGACGGGAGTCGTTCAACTGAGGTCATGGTTTGCTCCTGACAGGGATGTAACTGGTGATGTGGTGTAGTGAACGGGAGATCAGCGCCGCGATTTCTTCGCGGGGACCACCCCGGGAGGGATGCTGCTTTCGAGCAGGCTTTCCAGCTCACCGGAGGGCTTGACCACAAGCGCCCACGTCACCTTGTAGAGGGCCTTCGCCTCTTCTTCGGTCAGCTGCCCGTTCTCGACGAGGAGCGCGACTTTGCTGGGGTTCGCGACGTGGACGGTGACCTTGTCGAAGGCTTGAGCGGTGGCGATCTTCTTCTTCTCCAGAAGTGCCATCAGCTGCTTCTCATCAGGCGCCGATGCGACTCGCCGCTCTTTGATAACGGTGTGGTTTCCGACCGGGAGCCGGAACCCTCCCTTTTCAGTCGCCTCGCCTTTGTCAGCTTCAACAAGGAGGGACTCGCGGATGACTTCGCGTCGACCCTTCGAGACCTCTTCGATGAAGTGGATGGTGGCGTAGGCCTCGACTTGCTCTGCGAGCGAGAGTTCAGCCGTAGGCTTCTCGAACTCGCCGCGATGCGTGAGGACGTGGACGATGGCGGCGATGCTGGGTGTCTTGTCGGTCATGTTGCCTCCGTGCGGGAGCCATCCCGCGTGCTGGAGGAGTAACACCGATTTTCACGGCTTCACCGCGCGATCCTGACGTCGTCACTCCAGAAAGGACGGTTTGAACCCCCATCCCGGCAAGCGAATGTTCGGCGCCCTACCGCGCCGTTTCAAACTCCCGAAAAGCCGCGCGCCCGGGGAGCAAAGAGAGGGCAGTCCGCTGCACCGGCAGACGAGAAGTAGCAAGGACGACCATGCTGATGGGACGAGGTGCAGACCATCGGTGGTCCGCCGTCTTGGCGAACCATGTGCGCGAAGTGCTGGCAGACATGGTTGGTGGGCTGACGAACCCCAATCTCAACGAGCTTGGGTGGAGGAGGAGGGGACGGCGGAGGAACTGGCCTGTCTGACAGATCGCGCTTGCGGTCGCTCACGTCGAGCTGGCGGAATGCTTCGTCCATCACAGCGGGAGAAGCCCGGAGGTCGCCTCGGAGCCGTCTGCGGGCCCACTCCGCCAGAGTGAGGTTCTCGTCTTTGGCAGCTTGCGTGAACTCGTCAAACTCGACGTTAGAGACCGGAACCGTGATTGCTTTCTTCTTTGTCATCCATCGTCCTTCAGAGATCCATCGCCAAGCGGTGGCAAGCCAACCTTGGCGCGCAGGTGGTTCTTGAGCACTTCGCACGAGTCGTAGTTGCTGCACTCTCCGCACCCCGACACCCCGCGCCGATATTGGCACTCAAGGATGTGTTGATCTTCAGCCTCCGTTTCCGGAGACTTTTTTTCTCGAAATTCGACCGTCGAGAGAATCTCACGGAACGCCATGCTCTCCCTCCCGTAACAGGGTTGCGGAAAACTTGCTCAGAAGGGCACCTACCCCCGCCAGCCGGGCTCAACCAAGTCGAGGTGATTCTCAAGGTCCTTCAGGCGTTCTCGGACCAGCTTCTGCTGCTCCAGCTGCGTCCGACTCACGCGTTCCCCCTTCAGATCCCACTCCTCGAACAGAGCGTAGGTGCGTGGCCAGTTGTGCTGAACGATTTTCGCAACCGCCTCGGCGTAGACGCGAATCTCCTGTTGTGCGTTTGGCGCCATCCGCAGCCCAAGGAAGTGCAGCCAGTTCCGCAGGTTCCCCTTCACACGCATGCGCGTGTAGCGAGCGACCGGCGTGTTCACACGAGCAACTTCGCGCACAAGACCAGATTCAAGAGCCCGTTCGTACCGATCGTAGACGTCCTGCTGCTCGTCTCGGAAGCCTGTCACGAGGCTGTCGGCCAGCAGAGGGTCGAGAGGCTCAAGCGCCGAGCCTTGCTTGTTCCCTTTGGACTGCTGGACCATACGGTCCATCGGCGGGACGTAGTGCAGGTTCGGCATCTGCGCGTAGCGCGCGGAAAGCTCGTTGTAGGAGAGCGTCCTGTGCCGCATCCACTCCCGAGCAACGAAGATGGGGAGCTGCACTTCAACGAGCAGCTCGCACATCTCGAACGGCGTGTGGTGCCCCTCGCGGTAGAGGTAGGTCAGGAGCCCGTCGTCGCCTTTCGGGTGGTCAGGGTATGGATCCCACGAGACGAACCCGCCGCTCGTCGACATACGAGCAGCCTCGATGATGGACTCTTCAGCTCCCATCCAGTCAATCAGTTGAACGTAGCCTGCATCGAGGACAGCGGTCCGGTCAGTTCTCTGCAAAGGCACCTCTCAAAGCACCTGAGCATGACCGCTCTTGAGGAGCAAGGCTCTTCAAGAGGGCGTGTCTTATCGAGGTCCTGCCTTTGACGCCGTCACAGTCCCAGAGACCAAAGGCTTGCCCCTCGCTGCTGCGGAGAGCGAGGCGGCTTTGTCGAGGTTGACTGCCAGCGTGTTGAGGACGGCTCCCGCCGCTGCAAGCTTCGGAGGGATTTCGCGCCCCTCAAGCTGCCGATGTCGAATGTTGGTGTTGAAAAGGCTGGCCACCATCGACACCAACGGGACCAAAACCCCGGCGAGAGCAAAAATGTGTTCAAGATTTTCCATGAAAGACCTCCCCCACGATGTTGTCACGGTGGGGGGAGGTTGACCACTTTCAGATGACTGTGGGGGTCTTCCCACGTTCCGAAAGGGTGATAGCGATGAAGTTGCGCTGCAACTTGATGCCCTTCAGAGTATCCGTGTACGGACCCTTTGCTTGGGCGAGGCGATCCTTCAGGTCGGTCACGACCTTGTCTTCCTCCAGAGCCTCCTCGGTGTCCGTCTCGTGGGAAGCAAGCCGTGTGAGGCGGTCCTCCAGCTCTTGCACAGAGCTGCTCAAGATAGCGTCGACGACGACGTCGGTCACCTTCTTGCGAAGCTTCTTCTCGATCTTGACCTTGCGGGTGTCGGTGCTTGTCATGCGATCTCCTGTTGAGGCAGGAGTAACAGGCCGACAGAATTTTCGTCTCCCATCATGTGAACTACTCAAAAGAAAAGGGCCCCGTGAGGAGCCCTTTTGAGGAGGACATCACCTTCAGAGCGTGATGGGCTCGCCAACTTGAACAAGAACCTTCGGGTTCGCGCCACCATCTGTGAGGATGCCCACACGCTGGACAACGTCGTTCGTTGCGCTCGGAGCCGTGAGCGTGATCTGTCCGGGCAGCAACGCTGACATGAACACACGCTTACCGACGTCCGCCGCTGTCGGTGCTGCGTCGAACAGCGCTGCTGGAACCGACGCCACACCCGCGATCCGGATCGTCACCGCTGCCGTGGCAGACGCTGCAGCGACGGCAAACCCGACCGGACCCTGACGGGCCGTATCGTTCGAGTCGGCCTTCTGCACGTTCGGCGTGCTACCATTGTCAACGTAGCGAACCAAGTCGCCGAGCAGCAGGTTCTGTTGAGCCACCGAGGCCACGTCCACGAAGGAAAAGGAAGGCGCGGACCACGTCAGCGTTCCCGCGCCGTCGTTCGTCAAGACCGTACTGGCTGCGCCAGCCGCCGTCGGCCACGTCGTCGCATTGCCGTTGGCGCTGATTTGCAGATTTCCCGCTGCCGTCAAGTTGACCACGCCCGACGTGATGGTCGAGAGCGTGAGGTTCGCGCTCGTGACCGAGACGTTGGAAGCAGCCACACCGTCGATGGAGAAGCCACCTGCCGAAGCGACCAAGTCGATAGCGTCGACACCCGTACCAGCTGATTGGACGAGCACCTTCTGAGCGCCGCCGCCCGCTGCTGCAAGCGTGAGGCTCTGGGCCGAGCCCGTGACAGTGACGTTCGACGACGTCGCGCCATCGATCAAGAACGTCCCCGTCGAATCGATGGTGATGCCGCCCGTACCGGCGTCCACATCGATGCCGCCCGCCGCGTTGCTTGCCACGATCCGCACCGCGTCAGCCGCCGCCTCACCACCGTCGAGGATGAGCGACGCCGCCTGCGCGTCGAGCGTCAAGTCACCTGCCGTGGTCGCCAGCGTGGAGGCTGCGCCGCCCGTCAGGGACACCGTGCCCACAGTCACCGTGAGGCTGCCAACCAAGGCGAGCGTGTCCGTGCCGGAGTTGTAGGTCAGCTGGGTGTCGCCAGCGATGGCGCTGCTCGTCGACCAGAACGCGACTTGGTTCGCGGTGCCTGAGCCCGTGACCATCGCAGGAGCGTTCTCGTAAGACCAAGCTGCGACGACATCGCTGTTGAGGCCACCGAAGGCAACGATCGAGAGGTAGCCAACGTCACCTGCCGCAAGTGAAGAAGGACCAGTGGCCTCAGACCCCAACCACGTCCAACCCGCAGGCCAATTGAGCGTGCGAGTCGTTCCATCACACTGGACTCGAACCGAGGCACCACGACCGTTCCCGAGCCCGGTCGTCGAGAAGGTTGCGTTGCCGTTGAGGGTGACCGAGTTGTAGATGGGCTTGATCGGGTCGGTGTCGATGGTGATCGCACCACCCGCCGCCAGAGGGTTGAACCGATCGAGGGTGAGGTTGTAGCTCTGGCCCAAGTCGTCTTGGAAGTAGGGCCGAGCGTCCGCTGCCGAGTTCGCCCACAGCTTGCCGAACGCCGTCGTTGGGAGGGTCGGCGCTGCACCCTCTCCGATGGAGATGACGCCTGAGACCGTCAGCTTCTCGTTGGTGCTGTTGGTGCCAATACCGAGCTGGGCGGCTCCGTCGTTGTAGAACAGCTGTGCAGCCACGCCGCCAAAGACGCCGCCGTTGTTGTACTGGACCGCGCCGTCGGTGCCGCCCGGAGTGCTTGCAGCGTCGACATATGCCTTGGTCGCGGCGTCGTGCGGGAGCGTCGGGTCGGCCATGTTCCGCAGGCGCGAGTTCTCCGTCCGGATGTCGTAGACGCTGGTGTTGTCAACACCGGGCAGGGTCCACGCCGTCGCAGTCGTCAGCACCGTGGCAGTGTTCGATGCGATGACACGCGATTGACCGACACCCGTGCCTGCCGTGATCTGCACGACGTTGCCAGCGAAGGCGTTGACGCCGAAAGACGCACCGGAGTCGGTGAGAGTGCTCGCGCCGCCTGACGTTGCAGTTCCCGTAGCCGCCGACACACCGTCCATCACGATGTCGGAGACGATGGTCGAAACGAGCGTGACGGTGTCGGGGCCATCAACGCCAACGACACCGAAGGTCACGTCGCCTTGGAAGGTCGCATTCGTCTGGAAGGTCGTGCCGGGGACCGTCGAGATGCCGCCGTCCAGAGCCACCGGACCGGGGAACGAGGTCGTGATGCCGATGCCACCGATGGTGAGGGTTGCCCCCGCCGAAACGATCCCTGCACCGACTTGGAGGATGTCAGTCGAGAGGATCCGGCGCTGTGTTCCGCCATCGATAACGAGAGCAGTTTGATTTGGCATGTGGAGGGCCTTCTTTCAGTCAAGTCTGGGAGGAGGGACTGTGGAGGGAACGGGCAGCGCTAGACGCGCTCGAAGCGGGGGTCTGCGTCGAGGATCAGCAGAGAAAGTTCATCGACAAAGTCGAAGGGAATCTGCTCGCCGATCGGGAACCCCGTCGGATTCTCCAAGATGGTCGGAACCCCGTCCATCTTTGGGACGCAGAGCTTCTTTGTCGGGCCGTAGCTCTCGACAAGAGCGGGACGAGACGGTTCACCGAGGTACTTGAAAAAAGCCACGTAGACTCCAAGGGTGAAGACACGCGCATCGTAGAGCAGTAGAAAGAAAACGCACACACCTTGCATGGTTGACAAAGCCGGGTGTGACGAGATGTGAAAGGCAAAGTGACCTACCTGAAAGCAGTCTGTTCAACTTGCCTTGGTGTGGACTTCCTTCATCCACCTCCGCACGAGGATCGCGAATCAGTCGTATGCCCGGGCTGCACGCGAGTCATCCCCTTGAGACAGCCTGTCCGGGTGGAACGCCACTCCGCGACGCGAGGCATGTCTCCCCCAGAGTTGATCCCAACGCCCCGCCGAGAGCGGGATGGAGTTTTCCGTGGCTAAGAAACCCGCACCCGCACTGGCAGCTACCATCGCACCTACATCCTCCCCGCCGACTGGGCACACCCTGTTCGAGTATGTCGCCAAGGTGGTGCGGGTCCTCGATGGAGACACGGTCGAGGTCGACATCCAGAAGGACGTGGGGTTCGGAATCCATATGGAGATCCGAAAGCAGGTGCGGATGCTCGGCATCAACGCGCCAGAATCGTCCGGGGCGACCGCGAAGGAGGGTCTGGCCAGCAAGGCCCTGCTCTCGACGCTCCTCGTCCCCGGAACGGCCATCCTGATGAAGACGGCGAAGCCAGACCCCAAGGACAAGTACGGTCGGTTCCTCGCCACCCTCTGGCTCGACGGGCTGAACCTGAACGAGCACATGGTCGTGGCCGGTGCCGCTGTCGCCTACGACGGCGGGAAGCGCTGAGGGTTCCGTGTTACAGGAGGGCGTATGGTTGATGAAGACGAAGTCAGGCGTGTAGCGACCGAAAACATCGCCCTCCAAACAGAGGTCAGCCGCCTGAAATTCCTTGTCGACGGACTGACTTCCGAGATGGAAGCGCTGCGGACGCGTTCAGTTGAGTGGGAGCAGTTCTTCCACGAGCACAAGGCGTCGCGGGACGAAGGCTACGAAGCTGCGCGATCTCGGTACTGGCCCAAGGTCGAGGCTGCCAGAGCCGACACAGACCTGCTGAAGAAAGCCCTGCTGAAGCTCATCGAAGCTGCACGCGATGTTCCTCCGACAGCGGCGTTGGGGTCGATGATCGTCAACAGTGAGTTCTCTTTGACCCTTGTGGGCCGAGAAGCGCCTCCCCAGACCTGACGAGGACCATATGGACCTGAACGAGTACCAGAAGGCCGCTGCGCGCACTTCGTCCCGCCCCATCACCAAGCTCTCGATCGCCGTCAGTGCGATGGGCCTCGCCGGTGAAGCCGGAGAGGTCGTCGACTTGCTCAAGAAGGAGATCGGCCACGGGCACGACGCGGACCCTGAGAAGCTGTCGAAAGAGTTGGGCGACGTGCTCTGGTACCTGTCCGACCTCGCCACGCTGCACAACCTGTCGCTGGACGACATCGCGCAAGCGAACATCCTGAAGCTCCTGAAGCGGTACCCAGACGGGTTCAGTACCGAAGCCAGCCGGAACCGCACGGAATGAACGACACACAGTCCGCTCTGGAAGAGCTGCACGGTCGGGCAAAGTTGCTGCTCAAGCAGTCCAAGAAGGACCAGCTCTTTCGGCTCAAGCAAGCCGAGGCCAAGAAGCAGGCTGCCGCAGGGAGCTTGTTCATCGAGCTTGCGGAGGCGGTCTCAGACCCTGAAGACCAGAGAGACCACCTCACAACTGCAGCGGCATGCTTTGCACGCGCGAAGCGGCTGTGCCGAGACGTGATCCGCCAGAAACCGGAGCCCGCATGTCCAATCGAGTGACATCGTTCGTCGTGACCATCGGATTGAAGATCAATATCGAGAACCCGGAGCCTCCAAAGTGACCAGACCTTCGTGGGACCAATACTTCATGAGCATCGCGCACACTGTCGCCACGCGCTCACCGTGTGTGAAGCGACAGGTAGGTGCGGTGCTCGTCTCCGAGGATAAAGCGCTCCTCGCCACGGGCTACAATGGACCGCCTCGCGGTGCGCCTCACAGGGACGACAAGACCTGCGTTCGCATCGGCATCCCCAGCGGAACCCAAGCCGACGTCGTCTGCTGCGCACACGCGGAGAGCAACGCCATCGCCCAAGCTGCCCGCCACGGCGTGCCTGTGAAGGGAAGCACCCTCTACGTCACCACGAGCCCTTGTGCGTGGTGCGCGAGAGGAATCATCAACGCAGGTGTGGTCCGAGTGGTGCGCGAAGGAGCGTACAACGACCCCATCGCCGCTGGCGTGTTCGCTGAGAGCGGTGTTCCGGTCGAGGAGCTTCCAGCCGTGCCGGTTTCGCCTGAGCTTCAGAAGCTTGCAGCCTGCATGAGTCTTCCAGCGGGTTCGGGAATGGCTGAGATCAGCGCCGATATTCAGCGCCTGCAGACCCGCACCCGAGCGATCGACGAAGTCGAAGAGCGGGAGATCCTCGAACGGAACATCGACAGCATCAAGAGCAGCCTCGAAGAGATCGAACACCACACGAGCGACCTCGACGGCACGGTGTTCACAGTGCAATCCTCAAAAGGAGCCACGACCCGTGCTGCCATCACCCTGCGAGAGTCCAATCGCATCCGTGAAACGCTCGGAAAGATCTGGGGCAACTCTGCTTGGTACAATAAGCCTGACACCGAGGATTCGGCGTGACACCGAACGAAGTCCAACTCAAGGCTGCGCTCAAGCTCGCGCGCGAGTGGCTCATTGAGTTTGCTCCGGCAGGGCACGAGGATCGATGCCAGCGCCTTCGCGACACTGGGATTCCGGGATGCCGATGCACCTTCGACGTCTTCCAAGCAGACTTGAAGGTCATCGACGCGGCGTTCTTCGCCGTGAACCATGAAGAAGGGGAGCTACCATGACGACAACAGAAGACCGGAGCGCAGCGGCTTGCTTCTACCTGCGAAAGCACACTGGAGTAGTTCAAGACTGGATTGACAGTGACGTAGACGAAAACGACCGAGTGGACGAAGACATCAAGGCCCTCGCGGTCTTGCTGGCCGAAGTCCGGGCATCCGGGGCTGCGGCGGAGCGAAAACTACACCCGAAGCCCGAAGCTGCGGTCGTCACGCTCATCGAGACAATCGACGACCTGCACAAGAAGCTAATCGTAGCACAGGAAGAGATCACCGCTCTGAAGCTCGTTCCAGTTACTTCCCAGCCATGACCAAGAAGCTCTACACCGTGAAGATTAGCTTTGAGTACGCCTGCTTTGCAGAGAGCGTGCAGGACGCTTTGCGCTTCAAAGAAGAGGCCCTCCACGACGACGGCGAACCATCAGCAATCGCGACTTTGGCGGTCACGGGCCCGGTCCCCTGTCGCCCTCGTCGTTTTGAGGAGTGCGGACGCCCTGAGAAGTGTGGTCTGTGCGGCTTGCTCGTCACACCCGACAGTCCGGTCGGGCTTCTTCCCGTTGCGTTGGATGAGGACGACGCTCGTATTGCACGGGCGCAGGTCGCTCATTGGGAGTGCATCGTGAACCCAAAGAACGCCGATCTGCTGGAGAGACTGGAGGTCGAAATTGTCCTCGACTGAGGTCACCATCCTGCGCATGCAGATCGCCGACTGCCAGCGCGACTTTGACGAGTTGACGTTCGAGGTCGAGCGCCGTGATGCAGCACTGCGCGCCATAGCCGCTCATCTCAGCCTCGCCGACGACACGCCGATGCAGGTTCTCGTCGACACCGCCTTGAAGATGATCGAGCTGGGCCTGCAGAAACACTTGGACGACCACTCGCTGCCCGACTCGGGCTGACGGAGCCTCTGTGACGTACCCCTACCCCTCAATGGCGACCGAACCACCCAGCTCCTCAACAAGCGCCTTCGGAGGGTGTTCTCGAACGACAAAGGGAGAGGCTGCCATCTCCCTCGTCATCGCTCTCAGCCGGGCCGGGGTCATCGCGGGGCTGGTCTTCGGGCACGTAGCCGGTCGTGAGGCCAGCTACGCTGCCGAACCGACTATCCGAGCTGGCCTTTGATTTGTGCCTTCTTGATGGCTGCGCGCCCTTCAAGCAGCATCGCGCGGACTTCCTTCTCGCCCATGCCGAGGTTCAGGCCATCTGCTTTGGTGTCGAGCATGACGACCTTGGCCCAGTTGGCGTCTTCGATGTGCTCGCGGTCCTGCGCTGCCAGCATGTTGCTGATGGTGCCCTCTGCGCGATCGATCTTCGTGAAGGGCGGCTTGCGCGGCTTCGACTCGTTGGGGCTGCGGACCTTGAGGCCCAACACAGGGACACCGTCGTTGGGATTGGCCCAGCCCTCATAGTCAAGCGCAAAGTTCATGCGGACGCCACCATCCTCGTAGAGGTCGCCGTCGATCTCAGCCATGTCGAAGATCGGGAGACACATGCTCGCGAACAGCCGGATGGGAAGGTCGCCTGACGTCCAGACCTTCGACTCCCCCTTCGTCCAGTTTGTTGTGACGATGTGCAGCTTCGAGTGACCGTCTTCGACCTTCGGGTGGAGGTGCTTCTTGAAGACCTTGAGCAGTCCGTCCTTCGTGTAGAGCCCCGCCTGACCTCCGAACGGAAACCAGTTTTTCGTGAGGAACGTGCTGGGAAGGAGGGTCAGCGCCAGCGACTCCAGTTCCGCGCTGGTCTTGAACTTCGCAGCAGCAGCAGCTGTGACCGCGCCACCTGACGCACCGACCATCTCGGGGAACGTGAACCCCAAGTCCAGCAGTTCGCAGACTGCGCCGATCTGAACCGGGTACCGCGTTCCAGAGCCAGACAGAACGAGCTTGAGACGCTTCACTTGAACCTCCGTTGAAAGACACGGCACCTTACGTGCCCTTCTGAAAGTTGGCGAGAGGCTTTGGTTTTCGTGTTACGTCCGCCCGGAGTAGGGAACCCACGCATGCTTGCTGTTTGGAATAACGTCGTCGAGTGGTGGTGCCTGCGGAAAACGACGCGGTGTGCGCGTTGCTCCTATGACGCGCCACGTCGCATCCTCAAGCGCGATGGTCGCTTTGTTGTCGACTGTATGGGTTGCGACATCTCTGGAAAGCCCGGAGACACCGAGGCCGTCGCGGTCCACAACTGGAACACGGACAACAGAGGTACATCGTGAGCGGTGGAAGCTGGGACTACGCCTACGGGCGCATCAACGACATCGTCGATGCTCTTCGCAATCAGACGACAACCGGAGGCCAGAAACTTGAACTCAACAACCACCAGATTGAGCAGCGCCAGAAGCTCTCCGACTTGATGGAGAAGGTCTCAGCCGCCTTGCGTGCGATCGAATGGGTCGACAGCTTCGACAGTAGCTACCCCCGAGACACCAAAGCCGTCGAAGAGGTGTTCGCAAGCCAAGGGCGCATCCCCAAGATAGAACTTCGGCATGACGACAAAGGTCTTCTGGACGAAGTGGTGGCCCGTGAAGCGACGCTTCACATGGAGGACATGGGTTCCTCGTGGTCGATCCTCATTGACGCGGGCGCCGATCATCTCAATCTGTCCATCGGAGGTCGCCTCAAAAGACCCCTTGTCATCGAACAGTCCGGATCTGTGATTTCCACTCACCCAAAACGCTAGCCACGAGACCTGCCCATGCCTGTTCAGAACGCTGTCATCGCCCACGCCCACGAAGCCATCGACAAGCTGGTGGCCCAGCTGCAAGCCGACGCCATCCAGCATAGTTTTCAGCTGGACGCCCTCCAGACTATGAACCGCGAACTCACCGCAACGAACGCAAAGCTGCTCGCAGCCAACGCCGAGCTGCATGAAGAGACGTCCCGGTTGCAAGCTGAGATCGAGGGCAAGGCGGCACTCCCTGATGCCTCGGTCAAGGCACCACGAAAGCTGAGAGCGCCCAAGGCGCCCCCAGCTCCCGTCGTTGACGCTGACCAGCCCTGAGTCAGCGCGAGCGCAGGAGCTTGATCGCCGTCAGCACATCGTCGAGAGTGACGTGCGACGATCCCAGCAGGCTCTCGTCGCCGAGCCAGAAGTCAACCTCGACGTCCTTCGGCGACGTGGCTTCGAGGTTGACGGAGTCTTTGATCTGACTGCCGCTGCTCAAGCGCTGGAAGGTGACGGTGAGATCGGGGTCAGTCTTTTCAGTGGCCATTGGAGACTCGTTTCTTGGTGGCGGTGGTACGGGCGAGCTTCTGCTCGGCGCCGAACATGACGCTCCAGATCTCGCCGTAGAGGTGAGCGCGGTCGTAGCCCTGCACCTTGCCAACCATCGACTTGAAGTTGTCGTAGGTGACATCCTCGGACATCAGTGCGGCGACCTTCGCCCACTGTCGCTTCCCGACGTAGATGCGATAGGGGTAGTCGGAGTGCTCCTCGACAACGACGTCGGGCATCTCTGGGAAGTAGAGCTGGTGCAGGCTCTCAAAGTCAGCAAGGACGCGGGTCCGGACACACACCTCGCCGACGCCTCGACCTTGGGACTTCTTATCGACGACGCTGAAGAATCCTGCCCTTGAAAAAATCCACAAAATACACCTGATTTCTGCTGTTCACAGCTTCTTGGGTTTTCGTCCTCTACGCGACGGAGAAACAATCAGTGGTCCGCCGACATGCGCCCATCTTTCGTTGCGCTTGATGCCTTCTATGCATGAACGAGTAACACCGAACTCCGCAGCTATTTCAGCGATCGTCTTGGAAGATCCTCGGACCCGGCGAGCGGCGTCAGAAGTCAGCTTCGCACGCGGATTTCTTTCTCCTTGAGGAGTTCTCCCGTTGCGCCGGGCGTCAGCTGCGTTGTCTGTCTGCGATGCGTATCTCAGGTTCGCCAAGGCGTTGTTGTCGACGTTGTCGTCGTAGTGGCACACCACGCTGTGTGGAGGGCGTGGTCCGACGAAGGCGAGCATGACAAGATGCGCGAGGTGCAAGACTCGCTTCCCCAGCCTTCCGTTGTTGAGGCTGATAACCACGACGCGACGTTTGGTGACGCCTACGAAGGCGTTTATCAGGCCCAGCTCTCTTGGAGACGCATCGAGATGGACAGAGCTACTCCCGTAGCCCTGTCGCTTGAAACTGAATACGCGCCCGAAGTCGGTGACGAAGTAGCCGTCCCAACCCGGAATAGGCTGCTGGTTCTCGCCCGGTTGCAGGTGATCGGTGTGCATGTGGACCTCCGCCGACAGCCTAATCACCACGCTGCGCGAGAGCCACATTTTCCTAGCCTGCTTTCTGCCTCTCGGCTGCACCGCAAACGTGCGGTAGACGAGATGTAACTCCTGTTTTGGAAGTTCCAGATCAGCTCATTTGAACTCAGAGGTCTGTCTTGCTTGAGTTGCGCGCGGTGGCTTTTCTGGACGGAGGCGAGGTTGCGTTTGTGGAAGAGGCTGACGCAGACGCGTTTGGCCTCTATCTCGTCGAGGATGACGTGCTTGGATGGGTCGCTGACTTCTCGGACTACGGCTGGGCATTGAAGTTTTCTACGCTGTACGCAGAGGAGACAAACATCGACCTGATTGACCGCGTGCGGGCCCTGATCTCCCAGCTGGTGTGATCGCCGAAAGTGATCCGTCTGGACCATACGGTCCTCAAAATAGATCCCGGATCCGCCGGTTTTCATGGGGAAAATGTTTCGCTTATATGGCTTCGTGTAGCCGTATTTTTCGGTTACTTGGCGCACTGAACGCAAGCGTTGACTCCAATGCGGATCGCGCTATGCTGGCCGAAGAAAGTCCGGGCGCCTGACGGATCAGGCCCACGAGACGGAGGCAGACATGACCAGCACCAAGTCCCGCGCCGAACACCAGACCGCCAAGTTCGGCGTCACCTACAACGACGCGATGAAGGAGGCGATGACGGTCGCGGCCCGAGCCGCCCGCCGCCACCACAAGTGGGTGAGTTGCGCAAGCGACAAGGACGACCTCCTCGCCGCTGCCTACGAGGGGATCCTCCTCGCTTGGCGCGCATGGCGCGGGCCCGAGGTGAGCGCATGGAGCTACACCGCATGGATCTACGCGGAGCTGTACGCCCGCCGCGAGGCCAACCGCCGCAAGTCAGTGGTGAGCACGAGATCGGGGTCATACAACCAGCACACTGGCCGACAGGCGGTTCGCGACGACTCCCTCCTGCAGCAGAACGAAGACGGCGCATGGGTCGACGCGGACCTCAAAGACGCCCGTCCCCTGCCTGCCCAGCAGGTCGAGATGATGGAGACCCTCCGCGTGATCGGAATCGCCCTCCGCGAAGCAATCCCTGCCTGCGCAGGGGAGCAAGTGGCTCTCGCCAACGACGTGATCACGCAGCGCATCCTGATCGATGTCGCCCAGAGCGCCGCAAGCATCGCCAGCAAGCACAAGGTGACCTCAGCGACGGTCTACAAGATCGAGACCGCGCTGCGCGGCGCACTGGCAGCCACTCTCTGAACAACAGCGGGTCGGGTGAACAACCCGGATCCGAGTTACTCCACCAACAGAGCGGGACGGTTCCCGCCGACAATAGGAGACGCCATGAAGAGCAGCATCGTCCGCCGCACCGCCATCCAAGCCATCCTTGCTTCCCCGATCCACGGTGCCATCGCCGCCGTTCCCAGCCTCGACCTCAACCGCGAGGAGGACCAACGCCGCACGATGCGCGCAGCGGTCCATGTCGTCGCGGGCCTCCTGCTGGAGAAGGGCGCCAACCCCAACGATCTCGCCCAAGCCTGCCTTGAAGCCATCACGAAGGAGATGCAGAACCTGCAGGACCAACACGAGGGTGACGGCACCTTCATGCAGGCTGGCGCTGACGCCTGAGCCGCGCCCACAAACGAAAGACCCCGGACCATACGGTGCCGGGGTCTTTTCAATTCTGCTCGTAGCGAGTCCGAGAAAACTCAGTCCCCGATGGGGGAAGGGACGACTGCTGCTGGGATGCCCGGGCAGAGGATCATCGTGACCTCCACCTTCGGGTCGCACTGACGGAGGCCCAGCGTGTCGTCGTAGGCGTAGCCATAGGCCGTGCTGTGGCAGGCCGCGTGGACCGCCTCCACATACTTGGTCTTCACGACCGGCCCACCGCTGCAATGAGCAGGGGAGATGGGCGGGGTCGGGCAGCAGTACGGGGCTGGTGCGTCCGCAGCCGGGGGCTGCTGGCCTTTGCCACCGAAGGTCGGGTACGTGAGCGCCGCGCACGGCGAGAAGCAGGCCCCGGCTTCGCCAGCGACCCGGAGGTCAACAGCCGAAAACTCGGGGTGCTGCTGCGCGAGACCCTGCGAGAGGTTCTCTGACGTCGGACACTGGTTCAGGTCAAGACCAGAGCAGTCCACGTCCATGCATCCGTTGGACTCAGTGGACGCTTCGATTCGGAACGGCATGGTGTAGCCGTCGACAGCGGACGCGTTCCAGAAGGTGTTGCCGACAGGACTGCCTTGCTGCGTGATTGCGCACTTCGTCTTGTCGGCAAGTGAACAACCCCACGTCGCTTCCAGTTTTGAGTCGACGGGAGGGGCGCAGCCATTGACCGGACAAGGAGGAGACGACTGCCCGACCTTGCAGTTGTTGCCGGTGTCGTCACAGCCGGTCTTCGGCCAGTAGCGCGTTGATGGAAGGCCAGCGTCTGGGATCGGGTACGTCGCGGTGTCGCCCTTGGCGAGCTTCGTCGTGTCTGGCGAGCCGGTGTGTCCCTGCTGTTGAATCCACACCGTGTCGGCGCACTGGTTGAGGACTTTGAGTGAGCGCCCCACGAGAGGCGCTGGGCCCGCGTCAGGTGCTGTTGGGGATGGGGAAGGAGCCGGAGGCGCTGGGCACCCGGCGA